AGGCAGGGTCCCATTCGAGCCAGGAGAAGACCTGGGCGGGGGAGGGGCCGAGACGGAGGACTTGGGGGCCGTTGGTGGGGGAGGGAGAAGTCATTACGAAAAGGAGAATAGCACGTTGGTTGCAATCTTTGCAAGAGAAAAATTCAGGAAATTTTCACTGCACCATAAAAGTCCACAACGGCTCGATCTCTCCCGGCAGGAACTGCGGGCGGCAAAGAAAAGAGTAGCGCCAGCGCGCCGCGAAGCCATAAGGGCGGAGAGTGAACTCGCCTTGCTCGTAGACCACGTAATGCGGGCCGTGAAACCTGTGGCCGATGTAATCGGCTCCGTTGTACTGGCGCAGGATCGACCGAGCGTATTCGCCCGATTGAGTCCAGAGGATTCGCTGTCTAGGCATGGCTGGGCTCCTCACGATCCGCATTCGCAGCTTCCAAGTTTGATAGACTCTTTGCGATTAACCACATGCTTCAATCCTTCCTGCGCGATCTGTACTAACGAATAGCGCCGGTTAAATGTGTGCCCCAAACTCTTCTTCCAACTTAGATCGCTACTCAAATACGTCTGGACGATTCTTGAGAACGGCCAACCAATATGCTTTGCCGCCGGAAAATCCGACCACCACGCGCCTCATTCTCCCACCGCCCGCGCTATCCTGCTCACCGCGGCCTGCCCAACTCCGACCAGTCCCGCCACCTTGGCTTGGCTCAGGCCCTTGTTGTCGTCCGGGTCGGTGTAGGCCAACCAATCCTCGACCGCGGCCTTCTGGGCTGCGCTGGTACGCGGGCCGCGGGGGGTGGCCAGTCCTGAGACCACCCGGCAGCGCCAACAGTTGCAGTTTGTCTTGGCCCGATCCCAGGTTCCATGTGGAGGCCGGATGGCCTTGGCGCGGAATCCCAGGTGCATCGCCACGGGAAGAGAGATGCCAAGTTCGCGCGCGGCGCGCGCGGCTGGCTCGCCGGCTTGAACCCTGATCTTGAGTTCCTCCAGACGGGAGGCGGCCCGATCACGCTGGGGGGCTGGACGCGGCCCTGGTTCGGCGCAGGTTGGCCGGTTGAGGCGGCCCACCAGCGACCCAGCGCGCTGCCGGGTGACGCCGAGGGCTTGAGCGACCTGGCGCAAGGTTATCGTGGGGTTGGAGAGAAGAGTGTGGCGAAGACGGTGCCGGAAGTCATTGGCGGGAAGAAGACTGCGCGCGGATTGGAGATCAGCCAAGGAGAGGTGGAGTGTGGGGGTTGGAGGAAGAGGGGGGAGTGGCGGGCGCGCAGCGAGTGGCGGGCGCGCAGCGGGCGCGGGACGCGCTTTGGTGGTGGTCTGGTCGTTCATCCTAACCTCCGCACTGGAACTCCATACCGCCATGACACGCTCTCCATCCCCTCGTCCAGCAGCCAGAGCTCCTTTGGGTAAGCGTACTCGCTGCGCCAACCATTCTCGCACTCGATGACGCGGCCCCAGATTTCGACCTGGCCAACCACCTCAACGTCCAGGGCGTAACGATCCAGGGCAGCCTCCAGCAACTCCCTCGTTTTGAATGACCAATAGCCACAATTGCAGGATAGAGAAGGCGCCGCGTGGTCCCCGCACCGGAAGCAGTTCGCTTTTGGCGCGCGCCGAGGCTCCGCGCGCAGCGGCTCCGGTAGTTCGAGAGGTTCGACGATAATCTCGCGTTGGGGCTGACCGATGTCCATGGTGCTTCACTCCTTGACTAACTTATTTCCCGATCTTACCCCAAGCTGTACGCGCTGTCAAGCACAAAAATACCAGGCTGGTTGGCCTGGTATTTTTGATAGGGGGAGGGGACTTGCTTGGCTCGTTGGCCTAGACGGGATCGCTGAATTGCAGCGCGCTCGACTGGGAGAGTTGGCCGGGAGGCACGATCCCGGTTACGGTAATGGTGAAGGGCTGAGTCCACTGCGAAACCGCAGAATCGGTGTCGGTCGCTGTAAAACTGACCGCGCCGGAGATCGGGCCGTTGCTCGCAGCTTGGGCGGTTACCAGAGCGGTAATGCCGTCCGGATTGATGGCCACGGTCGCGCTCGGATCAGAGAAGGCATAGGAGACGCCGCTGAGGGTTGCGCCGGCAAGGGTCGTGCCGTCGGCGAGGAAAGTTACCGGAGTGGCGGTCGAGGTCTGCCCAACCGCGAGAGTAAGGTTGTTGGTCTGCATGATGATCGAATCTCCTGTAAATTGCACCGCACTGAAGCGGCTGGTGGGCTGGGGCAAAGGGGAAGGCCGGTGTTTCAGTTCGCGCCGAATATCGCGCAACTCATGGAGGATCTGATGAAGAACTTCGTTGGCTTCGTGCTGTTCATGCGACATGCTCTGAGCCCCCCCCAATGCCTAGAGTAGCACGAACGACGGATAAGGGTTCTGAGCAAAAACGGACTCTGTGCCAGGGCGTCAGAGATTCGGTCCTGGAACCCAGCCCTGCCTCATCTTCTGCTTCTCCACCGCCGCCTTATACTCTGCCTCTCTCCAAAAGATACTGAGGCTTGCCGAGATTGACAACCGAAGATTCCTTACTGGCTTGGCCACGGCGGTAGGCTTCGATGATTCTCTTATCCCACTCAGGATTCAATTCCACCATACCAGTCATGGGAGTGTAGGCTGACCCCATCAGAAGGTCTTTAATATCCTCCGGCACTTCCGGCTCCGGGGCGAGGTGCATCTGGCGCTGCCACGCGCGACATATTCTCTGAAACTCAATCGCCGAAGATGCCTTGGTTATTCCATCATATCTCCACTTCTTGTGCAACTCCTCGTACTGCTCTTGTGTGGGAACAATCGGGTTCTCAGACTGCCAGCGCAGAGCCGCTTCGACGATCTGCCTCACAGGCGCATCAAGTGAAAAGTTGGCCTCATGCGCCGCCTTCAACATCCCTTCCGGTACTACGCATTGCTTCTTGCTCATTTTCCCACCGCCCTCTCGTTGTGAACTTCCCTCATGTGCTTCCAGTACGCCCACAAAGACAGAAATCCGAGGTAACACTTTGGACACTGGTACAGAGACTGTTTGTCATCTATCATCTCTCACACCCTCCTCTGGTGCGTCGCTGACTCGAATCGGTAAGAGTGGTCGCGTTGATCGTCCGCGGCCTCCGCGATCTCCTGCCACGGGCAGCCCTTGACAGTTTGGCCCCGCGGCGTCCAGCGCCGCTTGGCGCATCTGTTCGGGAATTTTGATGTTGGCCATGGCTTCGTAGTGTTTGTCGCTCATCCTCGCACTCTCCGATCTGGAAACTTTGCCTTGGGCGGGTCAAAAAGACGGCTAGAAGTGTAAGCCGGCGGGTGGGTGTGCTGGACACTGCGGTTATCCACCGAAACCTTGCCGTGCTTCTCGCAGTCCCACGAGACGCAAGAATGGTAGTACCTGTCGGTGAACTCCGACGCATCTTCGTGATTTAACTTGGTGATCATCTCGTTGCAAACACATTCTTTGTCGCTCATCCTCATTTTCCTTCCTGCGCGATTGCGGCGGAACCCGGACCCGCCGCGCGCTCGATCTCCCATTTGAGAAGTTTCAGAGCCAGGCACGCCTGGCGGTAAGGGGCCAGAATCTCGTCGATCTTGTCTTGAAAGTTGGGGGACTTCATTCTCGTTCCTCGCCTTCGTCGTCCAGAATAGGACAACCGTTGGGGTATCTGGTGCCAGGAGCATCGTGACGGGCTGCGCCCTCGGCTGCCGCCGCGGCGGAACCCGGACCCGTCGCGCTGCGATCGTGCGCCTTCTCGTAGTGAGAGATGTATTGCGCGAGGCTAGGGCAGACTTGATCGCAGATGGGGCAGTCGTAGGTGGATGGGGGGATCATTGGAGTGAGGGCTCCTCCGGTTTTGGCCGTCCACAAATCCGCAGGTTCAACTCCGGCCAGAGGCTCTCGTCCCCGCGAGTATCTTTGGCCAGTCGCTTCAGATAGGCCAAGTCGTCCGGCTCGTTGGGATAAAAGGTCCGGCCGTAGTCCATATTACCCGCCGATAACCTTCGTTTGCTCATTGGACTGGCTCCGCCATATTCCGTTTGTATTCGCCCGTCATCGCGCCGCAGCGCTGGCAGTGGAGAGAGCCGATCTCGATCAGGCCATCCCAAGAAAGAAAGAATAAGGTGGGGACTTGAGTGGGGGAGTGGCCAAAGAGGAGGCAGAAGGCTTTCCAGAAGGCTTTTGTCACGACGGCTCCTGTGCCTGAATTTTCCATAGGCGAATAGTAACACGGTCATCAATAAAATTGCAACCTATTATTTTGTCTATTTAATATCTAAGGAGCTAGACATAGACGATGGCCTTCACCTCTGGGCGCGGCCGGAGGCTCGACGATCCGCATTGAACCACCCGCCGGTACCTTTGGGAAAACCCTCAATCCCACCAGCTCGCCAACCGGACCACTTGTCAATATGAATACAAAGATGCTGACCCCTTCCCCGTCCATCTGATAAAAGGATGGTCTAGTTGGACGCATTACCGGCTATGCTCACACGATCGATTAGAGTGTAGGCTAGCCGCACATCACAGAGGATGACCTGGCGGACGCAACCGTATATAGATGAGACCGTGAAAAATAATTATGCACAGGATAACGCGCATGGAAAGAATAAGATAGGTAAGTTATGCACAGGAAAATCACATCTAAGATGCTAAATAGCTATTGACAAGAGAATGGGAACAGGAATAAAAACAAAACATTGGAGGATACACCATGCACTTTTACGCGAATTCAGCGCGCGCCAACAGTTCGCACGCATTACCGGATGTAAAAGTTTTCCGGCTCACAACTCAAGAGGTTGCCGCTCAGGATGATGATCTCATCCATGAATATGGCAAGCGCTCAGAGTTCCGGCTGTACACCATGGATAGCCGGGTTCGTGAATCTATGATCAATGCCATGGTAGAAGAGGAATCGATTACTGGTGGGTGGTGCTGGTGGCTTTGCCTGCCCGGATACCTGCCCGAAAGCTCAGCGTTTGGCCCATTCGATACACGAGCTGAAGCGCTCGCCGATGCGCAAGAAAACGCAGACGAATTTACTGGTGCGGACGAGGACGAGGACGAGGACGAGGACGCATAGTCGAAACGTAGGCGCCTGCTAGCGAGCGGGGGCGCTATCCCCCGCAAAGCATGCCCGCGGGTGCGGACAGAGAGTGAAGAGGGCGAAGCAATGACTTGGACTGAAGCCGAATCAAAGTTGGGAACAGTAGAGCAAGTGAATGCTCACGACCGTATTATCTGGGATGATGAATTCACTTGCGGCGATTGCGACTGCCCGCTAGGCACAGCGCATAAGAGCGCCAGGCATACAGCACGCGCTGTACTTGCCGGAACCATCTACTCGGATGATAAGCACGGATCTATGATTCGTCATTCCGTGCAAGGCTAACGACTCAAAACCAACAAGAAAGGAAAAACACGATGACTTTCAAGAATTTTGGTTTAACATTGACCGCTCTGTTACACGGCGAAAACGAAGTAGTCCTCCAATGGGACGACGCGCTAGTAGCCAAAGCCACCACGGCTCAAATCGCGGCCTTTGATCTGGCGGCGGATGAATTCGCGCGCAACCATAACCTGACACGCTGTGGCGCTTCTCTTTCTTTTCTACTGGTTACTGAGGGACGCGGTAATATCTGGTTCAAACGCAACCCATCCCCTTTACCTATTTGGTAAAACCCTGCCGACTTTCGCGCAAAGCGGCCTGGCAAGGCGCCGTCAATTCGTAAGAAGAGAGGATCTAAGACAATGAAGCAAATCACAGCAAACTCTTGCGGTATGTGTTGGCGCGCCGATGTTTTTAACGCGGCGAAGTTTGGGATCTGTCAGATTATTGACCTTGACGGCGCCGTGCTGGGAACCCTAACGACTAGCAAAGACTCGCGGAATCGGACATCTTTTATCCTGAATGGCCGGCGCGCCGGTCACTCGACAATCTGGAGTGCAATGCACTCCTGGGCGGACAGAATCACAGAACAAAACACGCGCAACTATAAGGCGAGAATGGCGGGCGTGAAATGAAAACTGAAAAGGTAAACGGGCAACCGATACGCTGCTACGATAACGGCGGCGAAACTTGCGACCGTTACACGGTCGTCTATATGGCGGAGCCGGAACGGGCAGGCCTTTTCGCGGCTGTTGGAATGAATGAAAACCCCTTCCACCCTCAAGGATTCGGGCAGCATTGTACGGCTATGCCCGGCCGGCACCTGGGCAAGCGAATTCCGTTCGATTCACTGCCGGATGACTGCCGGCGGATCGTGAACCGCGACACGTTCCCTATCGCCTGAAGCGCGGCGCGGGCGGAAACGCGATTCGATTAAGTTGAAATGTGGGGAAATTATTCCCCACATCTATGGATTTACGTATAAGCGCGGCTGAAAAACGCGCTTTACGGCTGAGATGTGGGGAAAATATTCCCCACATCTATGAAATTAAGTATAAGTGTGGCTAAAAGTCCACACTTGGCAGCTGAAATGTGGGGAAAATATTCCCCACATATAACCGGGCCGGCGGAGCTGCCGGCGAAGAAAAGGAGAGGTAACGCTCATGAACACTCTTGGGAAAAGCAAAGCGGCAGCGGCAAGGCACGTGGATATTCAATTCCACTCAGACAATATGATGGAAACACACTCACACCCGGCAATAAACGTCAAGGTACAGCGGGCGCCGGAAGTTGACGCGCCGGACGATATACGCGCGGCGGCCTGGGATGAGGCCGTAGAGCGATTCTGGCAATCCGCCGGCATAATCGCAGTTGAACATGGCTACAGCGGCGTATTCTCTGAAGGCCGCTCGAGTGGTTGGTTAGTACCGTACACCCAGCGCGATGCAGCCGGCAAACTGGCCACGGAATGGACCGGGCAGGGCCCGGACAAGGGATATGCGGTTTACCCGGACGTGGAAGACAAGACAGAGCGCCGCCAGTTTATCAGGTTCCGGGCGGCGATTGAATCCCTACTCAGGGATTCGCTGGTCTATTACGTGGAAACCGCGCGCGAACTAACCGCAGAAAGTCAGGTGCAATAGTGGAACACATCCGCGATCAGTATCTGCTGGCGATCCTCGATAAACTGGACGGCGACACGATTCAAGACGCTTTTCAGACTGAAATGGACGATGACGGTTATTTTAAGGAAACCGGCTGGTACTCGCCCGAAATGAGCGACGATTAAACCGCCAATTGCCTTACAGCCAAAGCTGGCCGGCCTGCCTTTTTCCAAGCCATGCCGGCCTGCATCGCTACGATTCGCGGATGGGGGCGCCCTTCAGCTTTGCACCGGGCGGCCAAAACATTAGCGCCTAGGTGGTTATGAAGTCGATAACCGAAGTTCAAACCAGGCGGATTCTTTGCCAATCGCTTTGCTACGCCCATCAAAATGGCCCGGCGCCAGGGGGGCAGATCATCGCCCCACTTCTGGCAGAATTTGTAAAACCACTGCTCGGCGGCGCGCTTTTGAGCCCAGGGCAGATCGGCGAACGGCCCGCCAGGGGTACAAGGAGATTTCCGAGCCTGAAGCGCTGGGACTCGCTCAGGATGAGGATATTTGGAGCGGGTGTTAGTGGACGGGCGCATGAAAACAGTGTACCAGAATTCAGAAAAGGAGAAAAGGACAATGCGACTCTACCACCACAAAACAAACGGCGGGGCTGCGGCCAATGCGGGCGGGAATGGTTTGAAGACTTGAGCCGCCCGGCAGCCGGCCCGTCTAACTAGGTACTTGACAAGGCAATAAACTTGTGATAGCGTCAAGAAACTGGAGGAATTCAGATGGACAAAGCGACAAAAACAGCGGGCAACGTTTCGCAAACCCGGCGCGCAACGGCCTTTTTCAATGCCTATGTAACCGCGGCTCTCTGGTCAAGCGCAGATGACGCCGATGAATTTCTCGACAGCAATTACACCGCGGCGGACCTGGCGCCGGAAACGGCGGCGGCCATGCGCGCCGACTGTGAGAAGTTCCTGGCCGAATGCGCCCTGTATCTGGCTGAAGATCATCGGACCCCGACGCGGGCGGCCTACGACTACACCGTGGAAGAAAGCGCCAGCCATGACTTTTGGCTGACCCGTAACCACCACGGCGCCGGCTTCTGGGATGGCGACTGGGCGGAGCCAGCAGCGGCGGCTCTTACCACGGTCTCTCACAACTTCGGCGAATTCGACCTCTACATCGGCGACGATGGAAAAATCTGGAGCTAACAACCCAATGAACATGAAAGACGCATCATTCCAACATCGGCCGGAAGTGGCAGATGCACAATTCGCCGACCGGCTAACGCACATCCTAGGCCAAAGGCCCGCGCGCCAACCCTCCGAGACTTCAACCCTCGATAAATTCGTCCTGGCTGTAATCGTCCTGGCCGTGCTTGTTCTAATTTATCTCTAACCGTTGCCGGATCGTAACCGACCTGAGAGCCATAACGCACCTTTGCCCTATCTCAAGCTGGGGATGAGAAAGTCGGAGAGCGGAGGAAACAATGGAGATTAAAAACATCTACGGCGCTGTGCTCTACACTTCGCCTAATACAACCATCAAAGAAACCGTAGGGAGTGCTGTAAAAAAGGGCGCGTATTTGCGGGGCGCGGATTTGCAGGGCGCGGATTTGCAGGGCGCGGTTTTGCGGGGCGCGGATTTGCGGGGCGCGGATTTGCGGGGCGCGGTTTTGCGGGGCGCGGATTTGCAGGGCGCGGATTTGCAGGGCGCGGATTTGCAGGGCGCGTATTTGCGGGGCGCGTATTTGCAGGGCGCGGATTTGCAGGGCGCGGATTTGCGGGGCGCGTATTTGCAGGGCGCGGATTTGCAGGGCGCTTTGAACGCGGCGGCGGCTTTAGCTCAGATTCAATTCATCCCAGAAACAGGCAGCTTTGAAGGGTGGAAAAAATGCTGTAACGGAGTTATTGTGCGTTTGCTTATCCCAGAACACGCCAAAAGATCGCACGGCGCAGAAAGAAAGTGCCGGTCGTCCGAAGTGGTGGTTCTTGAGGTATATGGCGCAAAATCGGGGGTGAGCTCCTACGACGCGCACGTTGTATATAAAAAAGGTGACACCGTTCTTCCCGATTCTTTTAGCGAAAACAGATGGGACGTTTGCGCCCCCGGCATTCACTTTTTCTTGACACGAGTGGAAGCAGAAAACTATCAACTTTAACCGGGCCTTGCCCGTAATGCAGCCGGACAATGCTTTTGGGTGGTAGCTTCTAACCGTTGCCGGATCGTAACCGGGCCGCGCCAGCGGCAGGAGATTGAAACAATGACTACAGCGGCGGCAGTGCATGAAGAGAAAGACTTCCAGACGCGCACAAACGAGTATGCGGCCCGGTGCATCGAGTCCATGAAAGACGACCTGGACGCGCTCCACCATGCCCGCGAGTGCGACGGCAAGCTGGCGAACGGGAAGCCCTGCAAGCGGGGCAGCGAAACCAAGAAATACAAAACCAGCGACGGCAAGACCGGCCAGCAGTGCATCCACGAAAACCCGGAAGCGTGGCACGATGAAGACCGGGCGCGGGAAGCAATCGAGGAAGGTCATTACGGCATACAGATTCGCTCTGAGTGGCACAACCCCGGCGAGAACGGCGCAGACCGTGACGGCGAGTACAAGGTAACGCTGGGCGGCGGCGGCCCCGCTTCTCAGATCGTGGGCGAACTCCAAGACGGCGAACCCTACACGGCGATATTCCAGTTTCAGGATTTGTTTAAGCCGTGGACCGACGCGCAGACCACCAGCGACCAGGACGACATCATGCTTGAGTGGGTGCAGCAGCTTTACTTCGGCGAGTGAACCGGCGCAAGCCGCAACCGAAGGAAGCTACAACAGAGTCACAGCGCATGGAGGCGCGAAATGACACCCCAAGAGCAGAGTAAGAAAGACAAGACAGCGTATCGGCTTCACAACACGCCAGATGGACACGCACTCGCCACGAGGAAGAGGTTAGAGCGGAGTCGAAAATACGGCAAAGACCATAGCGACGAAAGAAGTTTTATTGATCTCTGCGAACGTCAGGGGATCATCGTTAGACCTTTGCCGAAGTGGTACTAACCGCCCGCCGGACGATCCGGCACAGCGCATGGAGGCGCGGGAAAATGAAGTATCTCTGGAAGTTGACCATCACCGACGGAAAGCACACATCCGAGAGCCTTTACGACCATCGGCGTGAGGCTGTGAACGCTAAAGCGGCGTGGAGTATCCGCTGCTACCAGTTGAGCGGTAATTTCGATCACGATCAACTGGCCACGATTCGCCGCGTCGCAGCCTAAACACACTCATGCAAGGGAGGAAACAATGGCAGACACTTATTTGATCTATCGGATAGACGCACAAGGCCGGAAACGCATCTTGCACTCTGTTGATACCGAGGAGAAAGCAAATCTGGGAGTCTCTAGATGTGAGACAGCGCCGGAAAGACGCTTCGACAATTTTTACGGATGGGAACTAAAACCATCCACTCCCGGATCGGCTGTAACAGGTGCAATATCGCACATTTGACACACTACGATAAGTAACGTGAGGGGATCATCGTTAGACCTTTGCCGAAGTGGTACTAACCGCCCGCCGGAGCGTATCCGGCTCAAATCATGCAAGGGAGGAACAATGACAATCAGAGAAAAGAGAATCGCCCGCGAGATGGTCACTAAGCTCGTACACGCCGTGCAGTATTTGATGGCGTCTGATTATGTGAGTTTGCGCACTCATTTGCCCTCAGAGCATCATGCGAATTTTGAAGCCATACAGATTTTGAAGGCTCGCGCTGCTCAGCTTTACGATTCAATGGCCTAACCGCCCGCCGGACGATCCGGCACAGCGCATGGAGGCGCGAAATGACACCCCAAGAGCAGAGTAAGAAAGACAAGACAGCGTATCGGCTTCACAACACGCCAGATGGACACGCACTCGCCACGAGGAAGAGGTTAGAGCGGAGTCGAAAATACGGCAAAGACCATAGCGACGAAAGAAGTTTTATTGATCTCTGCGAACGTCAGGGGATCATCGTTAGACCTTTGCCGAAGTGGTACTAACCGCCCGCCGGAGCGTATCCGGCAAGATATCACCATCTCCAGAGCCTCCACGCAGCATATTGCCGGGCGGCGACTTTCTTCTTCGGAGACTTCGCCCGCTTTGAATAAACACCGGGAAAGGAAAGGAAAACATGACAGGAAAACGCATAGGCTACCGCCGAACTTCAACGGCGGATCAAAACACAGCAAGACAACTTGAAGATGTGCCGCTTGATAAAATTTTTGAAGATAAGTTGAGCGGAAAGGACAGAAATCGCCCGCAACTGCAAGCCTGCATGGAATTCCTACGCGAAGGCGACACCCTGGTCGTCCACTCGCTCGACAGACTTGGACGCAACGTTCGGGATCTCATGGACATCGTAGAAGAACTGACAGCCGAGGGAGTCACTGTAACCTTCCTACACCCGGCGCTATCTTTCTCCGGCGATAATGACTCACCGATCAACAAACTACTTTTCTTACTGCTTGCTGGCTTCGCGGAGATGGAGCGCAGCCTCCTGCTTGAGCGCATGAAAGAGGGCGTCGCCATCGCAAAACGCTGCGTAACCTGTGGAAAATCCCGCGCAGAACACGACCATCAAGCGCACGCTTTCGCCAGCAAATATACAGGACGTGCGCCGGCGATACGCTCCAACAATGGCAAACTGGCCGAGCTGGAGCGCCTCTACATCCTCAGCACCCCAGTGGCTGAGATGGCCCGCCAAACCAAAGTGTCCCGACAGACCATCTATTCCTGGCTGAAGACCAAACAAGAAAGGCAGGCCGCGGCATGAAAACAATCGAAGAAGAAACAGTCCTCCTCCCGGCAGTGGTGGCCGACGCGGTAATTCACGAGTTGGCCCTCTACTTACACGGGAAGGGAATCGAACTGAAGGCCAGCGGCGATCTGGCCGGCAATCTGGCCAACCGGGCGGAACACTGCTACGCCAAAAATCCAGCCTTCCGGCGGCGTCTCCGTTCTCAAGCCGACCACGGCCAATCTGGCCGGGATTGGCTCTATGCCTTCATGCGCCACTGGCTGAGCGCAGAGTTTCCCCACGGCAGCGAGATCGAGCGGAACCTACCCTACAACTTTCGCATCGGGAGGCCAGCACAATGACCCACCACCAGATCCCCTACGACGACCCGGCCACACACCACCCATCCCTCGTCCGCATCATCTTGGAGCTTATACTCGCCCTGCTCCTGGGCGTGCTGGCGATAGTGATCGGCTAACGACCCCTTTGCCTATTTGGTAAAACCCTCAAACCCTCAAACCATCAAACCCACAGGAGCAGAATTACGATGACAAGGGTCAGCCATTGGTCCTTGTCATCGTAATTCTGCTCGGCTTCATCGTCGTCGGCGTCAGCACCAACGGCATCCTACGCGAGGCAGCGCACCCGATGGACACAAGCGAATGCCCGTAGCGCAACGACATTCGCAGCGGAACCCGGACCCGCTGCAAAGGATGGCCACCGGCTGAGTGGGGCGATTAATTCCAAGTGATTCCAAGTACAACTTTTTTACTCAGAACAAAACGGCCTTTTAGAATCAGCACTTTACTACTCTCTTTACTTATTCTAGAAGAAAGATCAATCAATATAAAATATAATAATAGCTTTTCGGCATCTCCGGTGGTGCCTCACTTCCCCACTGTAATGCAAAATTCTCCCCACGGACCGGGAATATCGCATCTCGATCAGAAATACCTAGCCAAGTCATAGATAATAAAAGGTTTAGCATAGAATTTCGCCCCTTAGAACGCCCTAGAAGGACTCGGAATTTCTAGGCGCACTCAGCACGATTTTTGCGTTTGCACTCGGTTTTTATGTTCGCGGGCTATTTTTAATACAACCTAACAATCGCCCAACTATCGTCTGGCGTTATCAAAACGAGTATGCGGACACTCGCCGACAACACGTAAACTACTTGTAAACGACTCGTAAACTACTTGTAAAAGACACATAATCTTGTCTCCTACGATAGTTGTACCATCTTTATACGATAGTTGTACCATCTTTATACGATAGTTGTACCATCTTTATGTGAGGGTCTTGCTATCGCAGGCCCTTGACTTTCCACTCGCTTTGCAGTTACACTCCAGTAGTTGAGGTGACAAATGTACGATATTTCGCATGACAGACCACTGCCCAGCCCGTATCCCAGTCGCAACGGACTCACAAAACGACTGCGAGACATGTACAAAAACGACAGTTTTGAGATGCCGAGCGACAAGAAGGCGAGCGCGTACTCGGCCGCCAGGCACGCCGGCGCCAGGATCACCGTCCGGGATTCGGGCGCCGGCACAACGACTGTGTGGCGGCTGGACGGCCCGCCGCGGCCCGCCGGCATCTTTGATGATGGCCTCGACATCTTTGACCAGCCTCGCAAAGCCGAGACATCCAAATGAAGCGCCCTTTGGTTATAATCCCGTTCTCGCGACCGTATGCCCTTATCGTGCGCTTCAAAAACAATCGGGCGAATTTGTTGAAGACCTTTGCCGGGATGGTTAAAGGGCAAGACCTCCTGATCCGCATGACTCTGAGAGTGGATCGAGCCAGGATACAGAGGGCGGCGGACAACGCGAGGGTCAGGATCAAGATAGTGGAGCATCCGTCGCTCGACACGATCCGGGTAACGTCTTTGGGCCCGCAGAGGGAGCGTGTGATGTCCAAGGTCACGCCCAATCGCGTCCTGCGCTTCAAGACTCGACTGTGTGTTCCCTCAAAAAAGCAGCCGAAGAAATCAAAGCTCCGGTCGAGCAGGACACCAGACATTTTCAGCTAAGGAGGCGTCACCTTATGACGCACAAGCGAGACTGGGACGACGACAACACGCATCCGACAAAAGGCTCCCAGCGCCCCACCGAATTTTTCAAGGCCAATTTCAAGCTGTCGGCCCCCGGCTCTGTCTTCCGCACACCCAAGGCCAAGTTCCCCCCGGCAACAATCCACGCCGAGGCAGCAAAGGCCGGCTGGATTGTTCAAATCACAGACGAAGACCCCTGGCTCCGCGTCAAGGTTCTTGGGAAGGCGAAGAGTTGAGAACTCCTAAACCCAAGTCCGCCACACACGCGCCGGTTCAGGCGCCGGCGCCGGCGCATATCCTGGGCATCGATCCAGGTCTCGGCGGCGCGCTGGCGCTGTTGAACGTGTCTACCAGAGCCATCGAATCCCTGCACGATATGCCCGTCATCCAAGGTCGCGTGGACCCCGCCCGCCTCGCTTTAATCGTCGGGATGTGCCAACTCCAGGGAACGACCCACGCCGCGGTCGAACTAGTTTCCTCAATGCCGCGCCAAGCTGGCGCCTTCAACTTCGGCGTCTCCGCCGGCGTCATCCACGGAGTGCTGGGCGCGTTACAAATTCCATTTACCCTCGTGAGTCCAAACGTCTGGAAGGGCGCGACCGGATTGCACCGCCTCACGAACGAGGCCCAGGCACAAACCAAGACGAGAGCGCGCGAGCTGGCAAGCCGCCTGTGGCCTGAGAGTGCCGCCTTGTTCGCCCGCGCGAAAGACGACGGCCGGGCAGAAAGTGCGCTGCTGGCAAGATTTTTCTGCACGAAGCAGGGCTGGATCTGATATTATGGGGTTGCGGGCGCGGGCAGCGCCACGCATCTCTAGGCCAATGGAGGGCCGTTCGATGGCAACCCCAGAACAGAATGTTAGCACACCCGCGATCCCCGCCGCGGATTTCCACCCCGAACTCCTGACGCCGTTTCCTTTTCAAATCGAAGACGCAAAATGGCTCGCTTCCAAGACTTCCGCGTTCTTGGCCAATGAGATGCGAGTTGGAAAAACCCCGGCCGTCATCAGGGCAATCGACACACTCGGCTTGAAGAACTGCCTAATAGTTGTTCCGGCTTCGGTACGAGTCAACTGGGCAAGAGAACTCCAGCGATTCTCCCCGCTCGACCGCCCAACTCAGGCAGTTATGCCCGGAGACACCCCGCGAACGTCTGATGTGGTTATTATTAGTTACGACACGCTTGTGACTCACAAAGAACTTCTCAGGTCTGTCCAATGGGATCTGGTCGTGGCGGATGAGGCTCACCTGGCAAAAGAAAGGACCGCCGCGCGCACGAAGGCATTGTATGGTTACGGCAAGCGATCCCTTGGCATCATCGCGAGCGCGAAGCGTGTATGGCGTCTCAGTGGCAGCCCGTGCCCAAATAATGTGTCAGAACTCTGGACCCACCTCCATTCTGCCGGCCTGTCGCCGGAGAGTTACTGGGACTTTACGTTTCATTTCTGTTCTGGGTTTGACACGAATTGGGGTTTTCAGATTACCGGATCAAAAAACCTTGATGAATTGAAAGCGCGCCTCTCCGGGTTCATGCGCAGGCGCACTCTCGCGGAGGTTATGCCTGACCTGCCCCCTGTCATTTTTGAGACTGTCACCGTGCCGCGGTCGGACGCCGCCTTGGACCCGGAGTTCATCCCGTTAATGCCTCAGATTGCCCAGCAGGACAAAGACCTTCAAGCGGCTCTGGCCGCTCTTGCGCCTGATGAACAGGTCAGCATGATCGAACGCACCGCGAGCAGCGTGACGACTTTAAGGCGATTCACTTTGATGATGAAGCTGCCATCAATCGGCGATCAACTTGAGGCCGATCTGGAAAGCGGGGAGATTGACAAGATCGTAATTTTCTGTGTGTTCAAGGTGGGTGTGGAATGGATGACCGAGCGACTCAAAAAGTTCGGCGTGGTGACACTCTACGGGGAAACGCCCGCCAAGAAGCGCCAAGAGAATATCGACAAATTTCGCACCAATCCGAAAGTCCGAGTTTTTATTGGAAATTTGATAGCGGCCGGAGTGGGTATCGATCTTACGCCCTGTATTGAATGCGTTCTTCTCGAATGCTCTTTCGTCCCTGGGGACAACGCTCAGGCTGTTAAACGTCTTCAAGGTGTTAACCAGAAATTCCCTGTTCGCGTCAGAGTCTTTTCGTTGTTCAATTCATCGGACGAAAGAATTTCTGAGGTTTTAGCACGTAAAATGAAGGAGTTAGCCAAGATTTTGTGATGGCCAGCACACCTCAAAAATAGTTCTTGACAAACCCGCTATGGTTATCTACAGTTATCTGGAAGTCACAAGCTACGCAAATCTGAAAGGCACATCAAACATGAACATTCAATTTGAAACTTCACAAATCGGTCAGGCGGAGGCACAAGGGCTTATTTCACTTCTGTCCTCTCTGTTTCCCACAGCCACAGCCGGCCCGGCGCCCAAAGGCCCAGTTCCCCAACCCCTAGCCATCTTACCCGCGAACGAGGAGCAAGCTATCTTCGGCGTTTCTGTCCAGGCAGAGCCGGCGGCGCCAAATTCTGCTCCTGCTCCCGTCTCCATCATCCATCTCGCACCCGAATCCGCCAGGCGCACTCGCCGCACCAAGGCTGAGATTGCCGCCGACGAAGCTGCCGTGGCGAAGGCTGCTCAAGGACTTACCACTCAGACAGCCCCCACGCCCAGCACCCAGGCCACGCCAGCGGACCCTACGAACGCCTCCGCTGTACCCAATGCGGCGGCCAGCGGCACCACACAGTCTGCAACTGCGCAGCCATCCACTGCTCCTGCTAAGCCCGTCGATGCAGGCACCCTCCGCTCCTTGCTCAACGGCTACATCGCCAAGCACTCGATGGAAGATGCGATCAGCCAACTCAAGGCGTTCGGCTGCAACCGTGTCACCGAAGCCCTCTCCCTGGAACCGGAAAAGCTGAACCAGCTCGCCGAGGCGCTCCGTGGGTAGTTACGGGTCCGGGGCGACCCGTAACTCCGTCCCCACACCCGCCACCGGCCCCTCGGAGCACTCCAAACTGCCTCCGTCAGGAGCAGAACGCTGGATGACTTGCCCCGGCTCGGTCGTCCTGAGCGAAGGAATGCCCCAATCCGATTCCGAGTATGCTGCGGAAGGCACCAGAGCCCATGCTTTTGCCGAGCGATGGCTCACCTTGCATTTCGCCCAGCATGGCAGCGAGCCGACCCCCTCTACCCCGGAAGAAGTGGAGATCAAAAAGCACGTCAAGATATACGTTGACGAGTGCGTCGGCCTTGCAATCAAGGGGTCCGGAGTCTTCATCGAGAAGAAGGTCAAGGTCAACGAAGATGTTTATGGGACCGCGGACTTCATCGCGTGGCATCCAGGCACAGCCACCATCTACGTGCGTGATCTGAAGTATGGCGAAGGCGTCTCCGTGTCTGTCGAACGGAACACCCAACTCCGTATTTACGCTTTGGCCGCGCTGATGACCATGAAGTTGCCGGCGAAGGTCGTGAACATTGGCATCGTCCAACCGCGGTACGACCACCCCGACGGCCTGGTGCGCAGCATCGACTTCGATACCACGGAACTCCTGGACCTGCACGCCGATGTCGTCGAAGCGGTGCAGAGAGTGAACATGGCCGAGGTGCAAACATCTCAAGGCCAGAAAGGTTGGGACGCAGCTTTCCTCACTCCATCCGAAAAAGGCTGCCGCTGGTGCCTGGCTTCTCCCAAATGCCCCGCGCTCAAGAACAAAGCCCAGGCACTCGCCAAGCAGGTATTTTTTGGGGAGCCTGTGCCCGTGGCTCCGGTGGGTGAAGTCCTGCCCCCCGCCAACAGCACATGTCTCGCGGCCAAACCATACTACGACCCGCTGGCCCTCGCGCGCACTCTCGATTTCCTTCCGATTCTGGAAGGTTGGATCAAGAACACCCGTGAGTTCGCCTATCAGGAGGCCGAGAAGGGCAACAATATCCCCGACTACAAACTGGTCGAGAAGACTGCTGTCCGCAAGTGGAAAGACGATGTCGTTGCGGCGCGCGTCGCGAAGGCTCTTGGGGTGGAGGCCACTGAACTTTTCAAACCGGCCGAGTTGATCAACATCGGCGACGCCGTGAAGCTCGCTCCCGGCAAGAACGCCAAGGAACGTGACGACGTAATCGAGCCATTCGTCAAGCGCGAATCCAGCGGTCACACCCTGGTCCACGTCAGCGACAAGAGGGAACCTGTACGGATCGACGCCAAGGCGGCGTTCGGCGCTTTGGCTGCGGATACAGGCTCCGCAGAGACTCCGGCTATTGCAGCGGGAGTCAATATTCTGGACTAACCAACTTTTTCGTAAGGCACGAGCACCACGCTCCCCAGCCGATAATCGACAACCACAACCCTCAACCGACAACTCACAAAGGAGCAATACATGCCCGCAGACAATCAGATCACACCGGAATTTCGCGCCGCTTTCATCAGCGTCTTCAAGGCCACAAGCATGAAGAATGCTGACGGATCGGTCAACAAGCCGAAGTACAGTATACGCGCAGCCTTCCCGCCCACAGCGAAGCTCGACGCGCTCAAGAAGGAAGCCTTGCTTGCCGCACAGGAGAAGTGGGGCGACAAGATCCCCAAGACCCTGCGCAGCCCGTTCCGGCTCAACGAAGAACTGGAGAACCCCATCGTCGGCATCGGAGACGACTGGGTCATTATGAGCTTCTCTGCGAACGAAGACCGGCGCCCCGGCATTGTGGACGCCAAGTTGCAGGACATCATCGACGACAGCGATGTGTACTCCGGCGCCTGGTATCGCGCTCAGGTCCGCGCCTTCGCTTACGAGAACGCCGGCAACAAGGGCGTCAGCTTCGGCCTCCAGAACGTGCAGAAGCTGCGCGACGACGACCCGATTGGCAGTGGTCGCATTCCCGCATCCAAGGCCTTCGAGCCTGTCGATGTGCCCGCGGCAGCCGGCAACGGCGGCGGGAAGACTGCCACCAGCATCTTTGGATAACCCATGACGCAGCCTGGGGCGGTCTCGGCCGCCCCGATTTTTTGGACGCGTAGCTCAATTGGTAGCAGCATTCGGCTCTTAACCGACAGGTTGTAGGTTCAAGTCCTACCGCGTCCACCACACATCAAACGCAGTTCGACAGGTGAACAAAATGGCAAACGAGTTTTCAGGTGTGACTTGTCCTAAATGCGGAGAGGTGTTTGCTCTCGATGTAGCCGCCCTAGCGGGGCCGCTGCTGGAGGCAACGAAGAAACAGGCAGCCGAAGACCTTGCCGCCGCGAATAGACGCGCCGATGATGCCGTCACCAAAGCGCGCATCGAAGCCGCAGCGTCAGGGAAGATCGCCGCCAAGGCTGAAGCAGCCGAAGAGATTCGAGCAGCACAGCAAAAGGCCGAAGAAGCCGTGAACGCACAGGTTGGCCTGCGCGCGCAGTTATCCGCTGCGGATATGAAGATCGCCACTGCTCAGAAGGCTCAGGCTGAAGCGATGCGCAAAGAGCGCGAGTTGGCGGATCGAGAGCGCGAGTTGGAATTGACTGTTGAAAAACAGGTCAGCGCCGGTATTGAATCTGCGCGCACAGCCGCGCGCCGCGATGCCGAGGATGCCAACCGTCTCAAGTTGCTTGAGAAGGACACTACCCTTCAATCGTTGCAAACCAAGATCAACGAATTGCAACAGAAGATCGAACAGGGCAGCCAGCAGCTTCAAGGTGAGGTTCAGGAGCTTGATCTGGAGCAGCAATTGCGCGGCAAGTTCCCCTACGACACCATCAACGAAGTTGCCAAGGGTGTGAACGGCGCAGACATCACCCAAGGCGTGAGCGCGCCGTCGGGTGCCGCGTGCGGCATGGTCCTGTGGGAGTCCAAGCGTACGAAGCACTGGAGCGACGGCTGGCTGTCGAAGCTCCGCGACGATGGGCGCAAAGCCCACGCTGACGCACTGGTGATCGTCTCCGCTGCGCTGCCGGAAGAACTCGGCACATCGCAATTCGGTTGCATCGACAGCGTGTGGGTATGCTCTCCGGTCGCGGCCATCTCAGTAGCGTTTGCGCTCCGGGCGACTTTGCTGGCGGTGCATAATACCCGGCAGGTACAGGCGGGCATGGCCACCAAGGCCGAAGAGGTATATGGCTACGTGACCGGCCCACAGTTCAAAAGTCGCATCGAGGCTCTAGTTGAAGCGTTCACGACGATGCAAGAAGACTTGACGGCGGAGCAGAAGGCTATGCAGCGCCAGTGGGCCAAGCGCACCGCGCAGATCGAGCGCGTGCTCACTTCCACCAGCGGTGTATTCGGTGACTTGCAAGGCATCGCAGGCAAGGCGCTGCCAGAACCGGCAGGGCTGGCTCTGCCAGGTGGCGTCGATCCGTTGTCCTAAGCGGTAAGATCAGATCACCACTCATCAAGAAAGAATCCCCCATTATGCAAAGCCTCGGCGCAGATTTTGAAACCTATTCCGAAATAGACCTGAAGAAAGCAGGTCTCCATAACTACGCCACAGATCCCTCCACCGGGGCCCACTGCCTCTCTTACGGTTCAAGTCCTGACAGTGTCAGGACTTGGGTCGAAGGCGAGCCCTTCCCCCAGGATCTCGCAGATCACATAACCCAAGGCGGCATTATCACGGCCTGGAACGCAGCCTTCGAGTTGGCAATCTGGAACGAGGTCTGCGTCAAGAAATATGGTTGGCCTCCCCTCCCCATCCGTCAGGTCCGCTGCTCCATGGTGCGGGCCTACGCGATGGCGCTGCCCGGCGCGCTGGACGACGCAGCCCCGGCGCTCGGCGTGGACCAGCGCAAGGACGCTGAGGGCCACCGGGTCATGCTGCAACTCAGCAAACCCAAAAAAGATGGCTCGATGTGGCGTCGGGAAGACGACCTCGACAAGTTTCTTAATCTCTACAGTTACAACAAACAGGACGTGCGCACGGAGCTGGCCTGTCTCGACCGGCTGATGGAACTGTCTCCATCGGAGACGCTTTTGTGGGAACTGGACTACAAGATCAACAATCGCGGCGTGCTATGCGACCTCGCCAGTGTCGATAAGGCGATCACAATCATCCAGTCGGAGAAGAAGCGGCTGGACGGCGAGATGCTGCGCGTCACCGGCGGTGTGGTCGGGGCTTGCACCGAAGTCCAGATGCTCGGCAAATGGATCGCCTCCCAGGGCGTCGAGATGGACGGCTTGGCCAAGGCCGACGTGCTGAATGCACTGGCCGCCGACGTAGTGAACAAAGAGGCAGATGAGGCAGGCGAACTCCCGCCGTGGGCGAAGATCATGCCCCCGGCAGTCCGCCGCGCGCTGGAGTTGCGCCAGGAGGCTGCGAAGTCCTCGACCGCGAAGCTGATCGCCATGCGCGAGAAGGCATCCGCCGATGGGCGCGTCCGCAATATGCACCAGTTCCACGCCGCGTCCACGGGCCGCTGGGCCGGGCGGGGAGTGCAGATCCAGAATCTTTTTAGAGGGAGACCCGGAAACACTTACGCAGATGTTGAGGCCATGTTCTCGATGCTGGATGATAAGGAGAAACTCGACTTATTCTATGGCCCAAGCATGGACGCCATTACTGACTGCATCCGTGGGATGCTGATCGCTGGCGAAGGCAATGAGTTGGTTGCCTGTGACTTCTCCGCTATTGAAGCGCGCGCTTTGGCGTGGCTGGCTGGGCAGGAGTCGGTTCTTGAAATCTTCCGTACTCACGGCAAAATCTACGAACACGCGGCGTCAAGCATTTACCACGTGCCTCTGGATGAAGTAACGAAGGACCAGAGGCAACGAGGTAAGGTCGCGATCCTCGCTTTAGGATTCGGCTCAGGTGTAGGCGGCTTTCAGGCCATGGCACGTACTTACAACGTGAAGATCACGGATGAAGAAGCTGACGAGATCAAGAAAGCCTGGCGAGCGGTCAACCAGCGCATCGTGCAGTATTGGTACGATTTGGAAGAAGCAGTTCTTGGCGCGATGAAGAATGGCAGCGTCACGAGCGCCGGCGCACGCGGCAGGGAAGTGAAGTTCAGGAAGGCCGGTTCCTTCCTGTGGGCTCTGCTGCCCAGCGGGCGCGCTCTGTGCTACCCCTATCCTGAGCTGAGAATGGTCACGACGCCATGGGGCGAGGAGAAAGAGCAACTCACCTTCATGACCGTGGTGGACATGACTCAGAAAAAGAAGGCCAAGATCCTGCCCGATCCGAATTCGCGAGGCAAATGGCAGAGGGTCTCCACCTACGGCGGGTCGCTCGCTGAGAACATGACCCAGGCGATCGCGCGTGATCTGCTGGCCGATGCGATGCGCGCTGTTGAGGCTGAGGGACTGGAAATAATTTTCCACGTTCACGATGAAATCGTGGTCGAAGTTCAGAAGTTCAGGGCAACTTATGCCTTGGAAAGAATGACAGCGCTGATGTCTGTGGCGCCAGCCTGGGCCAAGGGACTGCCGCTGGCCGCAGAAGGGTTCCACGCAAAGAGGTATCGCAAGTAGGGGGCCGAGATGTACAAGGGAAATCGCAAGGCAAAGCGAGCTAAAGCGGCTATCCGAAAAAAGGAAGCGGTGGCCACGCACAAATTCATCATGGCAACGGAGGACAAAAATCGATGAACTGGATCACAGCAAAATTCAAAGGAGAATGCGTCTCCTGTACCCGCGACATAGACCCCGGCGAGCGCATCCTGTTTGACTTCGAGGAGCGCGAGGCATATTGCAGCAAATGTGGGGAGCGGTACAAGCCGGACCCGAAGAAGGGGTTTCAATGATCTATCTCGCAACCCCATACTCGCACCCCGATAAGAACGTCGAGGAGGCCCGCTTTGAAGAGGCGTGCCGAATCGCCGGCGGCCTGATGGCCCAAGGGCTTGTCGTCTTTTGCCCAATCGCGCACACGCACCCGATTGCCGTGCGCTGCGATCTGCCCCGCGGCTGGGACTATTGGCAGAAGTTCGACCATGAGTTCATCCGCGCAAGCGAAAAGTTAATTGTCGCCAAGATGGATGGCTGGCTGGAGTCAAGAGGCGTTCAGGCTGAGATTCAGATCGCTCAAGGGCTCGGCATTCCGGTTGAGTTTATGGAAGTGGGTGGAAAATGACCTACGAATTCCTCGATCCCAATTTTCTCGCTCTTATGAATGACATCGGCCGCATCGGCCATGAGGCTTTCGGCGCCGACGCCTTTGAAGCGAGTGGCCCGCAACGCAGGATTCCGCGCCACCAGAAGGCGGAGATCCTGCGCCACGCCCACCAGCACCTGTGGCTCTACGAGGACGGCATGAGGCACGACAAAACGGGGGATTTGCAGGGGCATTTAGGGGCAGTTGCTTTCAATGCAATGCTCGAATTTTACTTTTCTCAGGGTGAGTGATGAAGATCCTGCGCCACCAAAGGGACTTTATCGGCATAGAATTGAACCCGGACTACATCGCTCTGGCCCACAAGCGCATTCTCGCGGAGATCCTCTCATGACCACGCCTCAATCAGAATTCGCGTTGCGTCTGGCCGCCAGTGGGTTTCAGGTTTTCCCATGCGCTGAAAATGGCAAGTTGCCAGCGATCAAGGACTTCCCCAATCGGGCGACCACGGACCCGAAGCGGGTCGAATCCTGGTGGAACGGACGTCCGAAAAACGTGGGCATCTCCACATCCCACTTCGCTGCGGACGAGGCGCTGGTGGTCGTGGACGTGGACGTGAAGGCCGGCAAGCGCGGCGACCTGAGCCTCCTCAACCTCGATCTTGAAGGATTCGAGCTGCCCGCCACGTTCACTGTTTCCACACCATCGGGCGGCCAGCACCTGTACTACCGGACTCCCAAGGCCTTGAGGCAGGGCACCGACACCCTCGGCCAAGGCCTCGACATCCGCAGCCTCGGCGGATATGTTTTAGGCCCAGGCAGTATCATCGACGGCAAGCCCTACGAGGTTACTAACAAGATTCCTCCCGTACCGGCCCCAGACTGGCTTGTCGCCCGCCTTGGCGCCGCCCGCAGCCGCGCCGACGCCTCAGCCGAGCCTCTCCCCGGCGTCGAGCCTGAGCGCGCCGCGCAGCGCGCTCAGGCATGGCTCGCAGCCTATGCCCCAATAGCGACCGAAGGCCAGGGCGGCGACGCTGAGACCTTCAAGGTGGCTGCGCATCTGAAGGATCTTGGCTGCGATGCCGACCAGGCGCTTGAGTTGATGGCTCCTTGGAACGAGCGTTGCTTTCCCCCATGGAGCCACGAAGAACTCGAAACGAAAGTTCGCAACGCATTCCGATACGGAAAAGAGCCACAAGGCATACAAGCCCCGGAAGCTGTGTTTCCTCCAGTGGAGGAAACACCTGAAAGCGACCAGCCGGAGGGCATTCACCCCCTCACGAAGCTGAACAAGAATTTCGCCTTCGTTTTTGCCGGGGGCACCGGGAACATCCTCTGGGAGACCACGGATCGCAAGGGCGACTATGCCTTCCATTTGATGAACAAGCAGTCCTTTCTGGACATTCACGCAGCCAACAAGTTGCAGTGCGGCGACAAGTCCAAACCCACTGCCCAGATGTGGATGGAGTGGAAGGGCCGCAGGAACTTCGACGGCCTGGTCTTCGAGCCTGAGATAGACGCTGGGCCGCGCTGGTTCAATCTGTGGCGCGGCTTCGCCGTGGAACCGGCACCCGCGTCCGCCGCGGCAGGTTCCGGCGTGCCTCTGCACCCAATGGTCGAGCGATGGAAAGAGCACCTCTTCGAGAACATTTGCAGCCGGGACAAGAATCTGGCCGATTGGCTCACCTGCTGGTTCGCTCACCTGATCCAGAAGCCTTACGAGAAGCCTCTGGTGGCGGTTGTCTTCCGCGGCGGCAAGGGTGTGGGCAAGAACGCGCTGGTCGAGCGCGTCAGCAAGCTGCTGGGCGGCCATGCCATGACCACATCCCGCCGCCGGTATTTGGTTGGCAATTTTACCTCACATTTGCAACGGTGCTTGCTGTTCATTCTCGACGAGGCCTTTTGGTCTGGAGACAAAGAAGCCGAGGGCGTCGTCAAGGATCTGGTGACCGGCACGGAACACCTGATCGAGTTGAAAGGCAAGGAGTCCTTCACGGTTCGGAACCTGACCAGGGTGGTCGTGATTGGCAACGAGGAGTGGCTGGTGCCGGCCAGTGCCGACGAGCGCCGCTGGGCGGTCTTCGAGGTCGGCGAGGGCCGCAAGCAGGACAGGGAGTATTTCATGGAGATGCGCCTGGGCTTGGACGAGCGCGGCGGAGCCGCGCATTTGCTGCGCTACCTGATGGACTACAAGATCACCCAGGACGTGAACCTGGCACCCAACACGGTCGGCCTCGTCTCTCAGAAAATATCGTCTCTGGAGCCTGTTCCCCAGTGGTGGTACGACACCCTGGCGGCCGGGCTGATCGCCGGCGGCGACTGGGGTGGGGAATGGCCGGATTCAATTCCAACCAACCGGCTCAGGGATGCCCTTCGCCGATGGGTTGGGAATCGCAACATCAAGGGCCGCCTGCCCAACGACGTGAACTTCGGGAAAATCCTCCGCCAGATGGCGCCGAGCTTCGAGAAGAAAAAGATCGGCGGCGCGCGCCTGAAGGAAGGTGACACGAGCTATGCGTACTTCAAAGGGTCTCTGGATACCATGCGCAAGGAATTTGAAAAATACATCGGGGGTGAAGTTCCATGGGCGGAATGAGCTTGGCGAAAGCAGTTTTGACGGAAGAAGAAAACGCACTGTGGGTGCAATCTTTTTCTGATGCAATTAACGGCGGCGGCACCGAGGAAGCAGCGGATGCTGAAGCCTGGGCCATCATCCAAAAGTCTTTTCCTCGTTTAAGAGAATTCGAGGGTTGCGTATGACAGTGACTTTAGCTAATTCATCCTCTGCTAACTGGCGTGATCGGCCAGCAACCGACTTCTTTCCTACTCCCTCCAATGTGACGCAGGCATTAATCGACTTTCTTGATATTCCCAAGGAACACACGATATGGGAACCGGCTTGTGGCGATGGGAAGATGGTGGGTGTACTTCGGGGCAATGGTTATAATGTGCGAGGCACGGACATTCAGACTGGGACAAACTTTTTGGAGACAAAGGAGTGTCCTGAATCGTTCATCGTTACCAACCCGCCATTCTGTGCAGCCGAGGAGTTTATTCGTCATGCAAAGGAGTTGAAGCCTCGTTGTGGGTTTGCGTTCTTGCTCAAGAGTCAATACTGGCACAGCGCATCACGTCTAAAACTCTTCCAAGAGATTCAGCCGCAGATGGTTTTACCTTTGACTTGGAGGCCGGATTTCCTGTTTGGGGCGAAGTCAGGCAGTCCTACGATGGAAGTTCTATGGACGGTCTGGATAAACATCGAATGGAAAGAGTGCTATGAGGGCGAGACAATCTACTGTCCGCTCAAAAAACCGCGTCTTCTCGCGGAGGTATTCTCGTGAGCCATATCCTCACATCTGATCAGCTCGCAGCACGTTGGCTGACCTCCCGCGGCTACCTCGCCAACCTGCGCAGCCAGGGGAAGGGCTGCCCCTACGTCAAGCTGGGCCGGCGCGTGGTCTACCGCGAGAAGGATGTGGAGCGATACGAGAACGACCGCCGCGTTGCCGTGGAATTCGTCCGGCCAAGAAAAATTGTGAGATAGTATTGACAAGAATGAAAAAGGGTGATAGCGTTAAGGAATTGGAGGACTGGTATGAAAGTCAAAGCAGTAAAGAAGAAGAAGAAGAAGAAGAAGTTCGAGGCCGGGCGTCATCGTCCGTCGGTTCATTTCGAGCCAATGCCGGATCAGGCTACTCGTCGCGATTGCCAGGACTGCCTGGACTGCCTGGACGACGTGAAGAACAGTCAAGTCGTCAGAGTCAACCGCGCGGAGTTTTATGGCTATGCTGCGGACCTTCGTGGCGGGATCGATCGGAGCTCTCGGAGGCCAGTTTGCGTTGGGCACGCATACAAATGACCGATCAAATCAATGGCCCAAACGATTCCATTCTTGCTCCGCCGCAGCCGGCAGATCCGCCCGGCGCGCGGCCGCCAGTCAATTGGCCGGACGTGGTCGGGAAGGTCCAGGCGATCCAGAAGAAGCTGGCTGATGAGCGGGCAGAGCGGGCGGAGAAGGCAGAGAAGACAGCAAAGACCAAGGATGCCTCCTGATGCCCAGACAACACGGTTATCCCACGCCCCCGCCGGCGCCGATTAGCCCGCCCGAATGGGTCGCCGCCTTGCGCAAGCACGAGGCCCGATTCTTTGGGCACGGCGGGGCGCCGGCGACCGAGAGGGATCTGGTCTCGATGCTCGGCGCCTGGGACGAAGACCACGAGAGCCGGACTCAGGCGACGTGGCAGGGTTTGGACGATGTTCTGAGAGAAGGATGAGGAGGAAGATCGATGAAAATTGTAGTGACACGCGCAAAAGCGGCAGCCTGTCCGTTGTGCGGAGACGAGGCGTTCCTGCACGAGGATCAGCCCAGATATGGTGATTCTGTCTGCTGGGTCAAGTGCAACAACCTTCAATGCGGCTGCACGATCAACTCACAGAAGGACCGGGCAACTGCGCTGGCGCTATGGACCCGCCGTGGATAGCCCGGCGCGCGAGCGCACGTATGGACGCAAGGGATACCACTACGAGGTTGATGGTGCTCCTAGCCTTGGAGACTATTACGCGCAGATTTTCGGCGTTGCTCAAGCATAACCATCAGGACAGCGGTACTCAACCGCATAAGGAGCAGAAAAAATGGAATACGATCACGAATCGCACAATCTTTTGCAGGAGGCCGTTGAACAGGCCGTAACCGAACACCCTGGCCTCGTGCTTATGCCGTATATGCAAATGAAAGCGGCGGCGCTCATCCTAGCTAAACAGGTGATCGCTCTCAAGGGAGGAAACAAAAAATGAAAGAACACATGGGCTTTATGCAGCGCACTGCCGCTGAAAAGGCTGATTGGGGATCGACGCTCATAATCGGGAACATTCACGAGATGAGGCAAAGCGATTTAGATTGCATCAGGATCATCGTGAATGATGAGCATAAGCGCCGCATAGACGGCCAGCCCACGCCCGCCGGACGATCCGGCACAGCGCACGGAGGCGCGAAATGACACCTGGAATCTACCCTGACCCGCTCAGCGCGGCTCGTGGCATCTGCTTCGGCTGCATCATTAGCCTGATTATGTGGGCGGCGCTCATCATCTGGGCGCTGTGGAGGTGGCTGTGACTCATCCGAACAAAGCACCGTTTTCGGGAGTGTTGACGATTTTAGATACTCCCAGCGACACGGCGCCTTCTGGCGGTCGCGGACATCGTGTCCTACTTACCAAGCAAGCAGCAAAAGACGCTCTGGAATCTCTGATCGGGATGGGCGTCAATAGCCGCGGCGATTGGACAGGACACGATGCTGCCCACAAAATTGGCGTTATCGACTCCGCTGAGATTCGCGGCAATGAGCTTATCATCGCTGGATACCTGTTCAAGCGCGATTGCGCCGCTATCATTGATTCGATCTCGGCATCAGCGGATTATGGCATGAGTTACGAGATGGCCGACGCGCTGGTGGAAGATATGCGGGCAGAGGTGTGGAAGCTGACCCGCGTGACCTTTACCGGAGCGGCCATCCTCCTGCGCAACAAAGCAGCTTACCGCACAACGAGTTTCAAGTTGGAGGATTGACAATGGCTGAGTTGAAAGTTACACGCCGCCCAATCACAACCGCAGAGATGTTCGACTTTCTCAGAAAGTCTATTTGCTCTCTGAGCGAGTTTGAATCTATGGAAGCATCCGCGTATTTGGATGTGCTGGAAGCGCAAGTCGCCGCGCTCAAGGCTGAGAACGCAACGCTCATCGCACACGCTGTAGATGCTATGGGAGGCTTCACTGATGAACCTCTGACGGCAGAACAGTTTATCGAACTGGTGGAGCAGAAATGGCAAGCGTGTGAAAAATGGGAAGAACTGGCAACACAAAGGATAAAGGCTCTCACGGCCCGCGCCGAGAAAGCAGAGGCCCAGGTCGAGCGGCTGACAGCGCCGTTTACCGAGCGTGATGTGGACAAGCTACACTTCGTCATTTCGATGTTGCATGAGGACGTCAACAAACCCACGCACAAAGACGTTCTTGCGGCCATGAACGCCATGCTCCAAGAACGTGCAACCTTGCCAGTAGTACAGCCGTCATGCGATCACAGTTGGCGTATCGACACTGGCGGCGAGTGCCCGAAGTGCAGGAAGGATGCGAAATGATTCAGCGATACTGGATTGATCGGAATGATGCGGACGTGCCGCACAAATCTGACGATGGCGAAATGGTACTCTATGGCGACCACGTTGCGGAAGTGTCTAAGGCTGCGGCGTGGGCGCTGATAACGCCGGAGAACTTGCCTAAAATGGGCGATGAACTCGGCTCTTGGTTTGACGACCCGTCTTTCTTCGTTGTCTGCGATGCTGGTGGTATCTCGCCCTATGAAGACTTAGTACGCGACGGCTGGACGCACTTTCGCCACATCAACCCGCCCGCGCCGGACGGGAGCAGCCATGATTGACCGCCTGACAGACGCCATCATCGCCGACTGGCCCGTTTACCTCCTGGGCGCTGTCGTCTATGCGCTCTGCCTATTCCTAATTTGGATCGGCTGGCGCATCATCAAGGACGCACTCGAAGATGCACAAAACAAGGAGATCGAGGCCGAGGCGCTCAGACGCGAGAACCTGGCCGCGCAACGGGCAGCTAATACGCCCATCGACTTCAATGATTGACAACGAGAGGGAGGAACAATGAAGAATCTTAATGCAGAAGATTTTGAATCATTGCTGGCATCAGACAGATTGGATGCGTGTAACCAGGCACGAGCGTGGGCTGAAGGTAAATCTCTCGATGAGGTGTGGAAGACGTGTCATCGCGGAGATTGGATGCTGTGGCTTGCAGCTAGGTATGGTGACGTTCCGCTGAAAACCATTGTGGCGATTGCTTGTGATTGTGCGGAACCGGCACTTGCATTCACGACCGATCCGCGTCCGGCAGCAACGATTGCTGTAGTGCGCAGATGGTTGAAAGGCGCGGCGACTCTGGAAGAGGTCCGCGCTGCTTCCTACGCTGCTGCCAACGCTGCTTCCTACGCTGCTGCCTACGCTGCTGCTAGGGCTGCTGCCTACGCTGCTTCCGACGCTGCTGCCTACGCTGCTGCTAGGGCTGCTGACGCTGCTGCTAGGGCTGCCGACGCTGCTAGGGCTGCCGACGCTGCCGACGACGCTGCTTCCTACGCTGCTGAGGCTGCTGCTAGGGCTGCCGACGCTGCTGCCGACGCTGCTGCCGACGCTGCCGCCTACGCTGCTGCCGACGCTGCTGCTAGGGCCGCGTCATTGCTTTTCAGTGCGGACATTTGCAGAAAGTACATCGAAATTGACATTGACAACGAGAGGGAGGAACAATGAAGAATCTTAATGCAGAAGATTTTGAATCATTGCTGGCATCAGGCAGATTGGATGCGTGTAACCAGGCACGAGAGTGGGCCAAAGGTAAATCTCTTGCTGAGGTGTGGAAGACCTGCCATCGCGGAGATTGGATGCTGTGGCTTGCAGCTAGGTATGGTGACGTTCCGCTGAAAACCATTGTCGCTATTGCCTGTGACGCGGTGGAACCCGCTCTTGCATTTACCACCGATCCACTTCCTACCCAAACTATCGCAGTGGTGCGCCGCTGGCTGAAAGACGACGCAACTATTGAAGAGGTCCGCGCTGCTGCCAACGCTGCTGCCGACGCTGCTTCCTACGCTGCTGCCTACGCTGCCTACGCTACCGACGACGCCGACGACGCTGCCGCCTACGCTGCCGACGCTGCTGCCGACGCTGCCCGCGCTGCTGCCTACGCTGCCGACGCTGCCGACTACGCTGCTGCCAGGGCTGCCGCTGCTGCTGCTAGGGCCGCGTCATTGCTTTTCAGTGCAGACATTTGCAGAAAGTACATCGAAATTGACGAGGTTTGACCCAATGTGTCCCTATGAGGCTCTGAATGTCGAACTAGACGAATCTCTGCCGCTGCTCATTGACAACTTGCGGCGGGCAGACCAGTTGCGTGATGCCGCCTGCATCGTGGGGCTGCTGATGATGGCAACCCTGGCGTTTTTGTTGTAACCAACGATGTTCTGGAGATACTACGATGAGCCGCATACCGTTTCAAGCATCCGGCTACCACGAGGGCGGTCTGAGCGACGGCACAAGCGAAGGCTGCAAGCCGTTGCCGCTGTGGACCGGCCCGCACTGCACCTGCCATGTAGTGCTGATCGATGGCGTGAAGTATGCCTTCATTTGTGCAAACTGCGCGTTTGAGTCAGCCCACACACCAAATCCGCACGAGCCGGCGGCAGCGAAGGGAGGGCCGAAGCTGTGAGCGTGAAGCCTACCTACGTGTGTGATGTATGCGGAGCCACGCGCAAAGATGCGAACCACTGGTTTCTCGCGTGGTCTATGCCCAATGGGTGCCTGATGCTGGCCCCGTGGGATGTTCCGCAGAGTCCTGGCTACCATGACCAGCCGGACATGAAGCATCTATGTGGACAGGTCTGCGTACATTCCATAGTCGGTAAGTGGATGGAGCAATCGACTAAATACCTCATTCTTGACACAGAACAGCCCCTTCCTGCTATCGAAGGCGCTCAGGCCGTGGACGCGCCCACGGGCGCGCAGGCGGGCGGCAATGATGCGCCCTCTTGCGAAGGCGCTGCCGGTTGATGCGCGGGCCAAGATAGGAGTACGAATTCTATCCCCTCAAGGCGTACCTGCGTATGAGTTGTGCTCGCCGCGCAAACTACATTTCAGTCGAGTTTTGCGCGGACGAAGCAATCCTTCGCTTCAAGCAGTTTGCGGAGTCCTGCCGACTTCTCAGGGCCATCGGGAAGTGTCGCATCGAGGGCTGTGGCGAGTTCGCCGATGGGTTTGCTGACTTCTTGCAACCTCTCTGGCAGGTGCGAGAACGCGAAATACTTCATAATCGGTGCGGCCATAATGCCTCCTTCTCAAGTCCATCCGGGAGTAGGGCGCTAGTTGCCATTCGGCCTCGGAAAGCAAAGTTGGGTGCGGGTCACAACAGCCATGAAAAGTCCAACGAAAAAACACATCTTTGAATAAGCTACGAGTTCATCAGTTGTCATAGTCAATTCCGCTGCGCGGCCTCCATTGCCAAGTTTACCACGTCTGATTGTTTTGTGCGACGGAGCGGGCGGCAGATTCCAGTCCGCGCCCTTTGGGTTTCCGCCCCAATGCTCTGAATTACTCACGGGATGAGGCCCGTTTCCACTGAGCTACCGCCCCGCTGCGCAAACTTTGCCGGAGCTTGGATACCCCTCCGGCTGGGTTGAGTGAGCTGCCTCACTCTGCTTATGTGGGGCTTTTCGCATTGTGCTACCAAGCCCCTCTCTGGGTATGTCACTTGCGCTGGCTGGCCCGGAGTATGCGAATCCGGGCCTCTCACGTCGCACGAGCCTATGAGCCGCCAGCGCAAACTGTTAGACCGCCACTTGCAGCGTGGCCGGGAATCCTCCAGCGACAACTGCCTTGTTCCAGGCTTCGTTGTACTGGTGCGCGGGCGTGTGCCAAATGCTCCGCTTGAAGCCCGGCACGAGCGACTGTACCTTCGCTGTGGTGTCTGCGGATACTGCGGCCTGGTGCATGGCTTGTCGCTCCTCCGGGGACGCTGTAGCGTCGGCGGGCGCCACTGGAGCAGGCGAGTTGGCCGTGACAACGCCAATCACGGTTTCGATGCCGGCGAGGATGATGTTGCCGAGCACGAGATATTCCGAAGGGATCGGCAGCGAGTTGTAAACGGTTTGGAAGGCGGTGATGAGTTCAAGCACGTTCTGCGCTGCGGTTCCCGACTGCCAGTTTTGCAGAGCAACCAGAGCATCATCGTAGGCGTTGATGGCTGCAATACCGTTGGGCGTGTTGGCCTGGCCGGTCAAAGTCAACAAACTCTTGATTGTTGGTTCGATGGCAGCCATCAGGGTGGCTGCGGTCTTCGTTGCATTTTGGCACATGACGATTTTCTCCTCAGATCGGTGATTACAGCGTTTTCATTGCAGCCAGCAGGCCGTTCAGGTACAAGCGGAAAGCCACTCGCGGTTTGACTACTTGCTTTGTTGCGTTAGGGGTTGGGATTGGCTCCTGGTGATGGCCGGTACAGATGGACAATCGAAGCAACCGCCGCCGTGAGCGCGTAGCCGGTGAGCTTGTTGATTCCCGCGCGGGTCCAGTCGATCTTCCCGCTGGCAAGCTCATCTTGCATGCCGGAGACAATCGCGCCCACTGCCGCGCTGCTCACCGTCACAAACACCGGGTTGCTGCGGAGCGACTTCCAGAGTTGAACGCTGAGTTGAATGATTCTGTTCATTTGCTCCCCTTTCGTGCATCCGCCAATGCCGTGCCCCATTCCTGTAAGAGCGCCTTTTTTGCTAAGTCCCGATCACACCGTTCCAATGCCGCATAAAGGCAGAATGTGTTTTCGTTCAAACCTGCTTCTTTCGCAGCTAAAGCGATGCGCTTCCTCCAATTTGGCGGTATGTTGCGGATTCGGATTTCCTTGCCCGCGTTGCTCATGCTTTTGCCTTTCTTTGTGCGGTCCGTGCCTGCTCTAGTTGCTTGTCCGATGCTGCCCGGAGTGCCAAGCGACACCATGCGCTCAGCGTCACCCCGGCATACTTCGCGGCGGCCTCAGCACGTTCCTTTTGGTCGCTTGGAAGATTGAAGTGGATTTGTACAATCGCCATGTACCGATTCTGTACCAAACACGCCGCGCTGTCAACTAGCAATCCACAGGCGGTGGCGGTGGCGGTTGTCCAGGCGGCGGCGGCTTAATCGGCTCGGCTGGTTTCGGCGTGATTACCATGATGGTCTGCTCCCTTCAGATGTTTGCGGTGCGTTGAGCGGTTGGACTGTCGGCTCTGATTTATTCACGGCAACGATCTTCCTCGAAAATTCGCGGTAGGCGATCACCAACAAAAGAAACGAAATAACAACTCCCACCACGGAAACCCACCGCTTGAATCTCCTGTCGGCCTCATCCCGCGCTTCGTGGCGAGATTCAAGGTCGGCTTTTACTTGAGCCGCCGCCGCCTGAGCAGCGTTCTTGATTTCTTCGTCTCGCTTATTGTGAAACGCATCGTCGGCTTTCTTGAGCGTTCGGAATTCCGTCATAAACTCATTGACGTTTTTATCCAGGTTGCGAAAGTTTAGAACCGCCGCCTCTACACCGTCCATGCGAACCTCCAACCTGCCAAATCGTTCCGCTGGGGATATGGCCATCAGCTTATCTCCTGGCCGTGCCTCTGGCCGTCTGTGCGCCCGGCTATTACTGCCGGCTCCGCGTTCGTGCTCCAAGCGCAATCCTTTCGTGCTAGGAACCGTAGCGCCTATCTAAAGAGGCTACATCGTCTGCCATGCGTAGGTTCCGCTTACCAACGTGCACTGCACGCGCACAGTGTCGGCTCCTGCCCCCGCTGTCACAGAATATGCAGTACCTGGAACTAGTGCCGTGGCATCACTGACAACCGCCATTCCCCCTTGCAACCCGCTTGCACAAGCCGCCAACTGCGTTCCGGCGTGGCTGTAAATCACGAGAGGAAGAGTAATCCCCGCCAGATAAGTTGCTGTCACGCTGCTATTGCCAAGTGTAGTTGTGTTGCTGCCATTGCCTACTGCTCCATTGCCAATCACGTTCTCGTTGGTATCGCCGTTGGCTTTGGCCTCTGTACTAGCGCCCAAATATACGCTGTTTGAGGAAGTTTGGTTGGCTGTTGAACCATCATTGATGTAGCGACCAGCGTTGAACCCCTGCGCGGAGTTGTAGATGCCGGTCGTGTTGTAGTAGAGGGCATTCAACCCCTGCGCGGAGTTGTAGCTGCCGGTCGTGTTGGAGAAGAGGGCTTGATACCCCTGTGCGGAGTTGTAGTAGCCGGTGGTATTAGAGTAGAGGGCTGTGTACCCCTGCGCGGAGTTGTCGCTGCCGGTGGTGTTGTAGTAGAGGGCCTGGCTCCCCTGCGCGGAGTTGTAGATGCCGGTCGTGTTGGAGTAGAGGGCATTGTACCCCTGCGCGGAGTTGTAGCTGCCGGTCGTGTTGGAGTAGAGGGCCTGGCTCCCCTGCGCGGAGTTGTAGATGCCGGTCGTGTTGTATGTTCCGCCCCCACCCTCAAAAATGTTATGCAAAGAAGCTAAGCCTTGATACAGCACGGTAGTCGATACCGCGCCAGTCGAGTCTTTTCCCGTGTACGAAAAGGTTGTGATCGGCGAGATGAGCTTTGCGCTGATGTTCATCGTTCCCACAAAAGCCGCCGTAGGCGTGTACGTCAACGATGTGGCATTAGCTTTGGGTCCGGTGGTTAGTGTGGAACTAGCCGTTGAAGCCGACGTTGCGGGCTGAGCGGTTCCTATGGCAACCGTGACCGTGCCGCCTCCGATGGTCGAAGTCAAGACCGCTGGGCCAGTGCAGGTTAGCGTTCCATTGCTCACCGTGGCCGCTGTTGGGGCGCTGGTAAACGCCGTACCCGGAGAGGTTATGGTAATTACTCCCGGCACGTTAGAAGTCACTGCAATGCTGGCTGTGGCTCCGCTCCCACCGCCTCCTGTAAACGCCAGCAGACAAGTGCCTGATCCTGTAGCTGAAATGCCGCTCACGTAGGTCGCCGCAGTGACTCCTGCGTTATTCGTAATTCCGGTGACTGTCTGGTAATAGCTTCCGCTCGTGAATCCTGTGCAGGTCAGCGCCGCTGTTGTACCAGGTGCAATGTAGTTGGGATACGTCCCCGTCCACCCGGTTCCGGTGCAAGTGCCACTTGTGGTCAGTTCTGGTCCCAGAGACGCCGAGTCCGTAGCCGATGATGCTGCTGGGGCTGTCGTGTACGGCGCGGTAAAAGTGCTGGCGGACGGGTTGTAATATGCCAGACCTGCGGAGTCTACGTTCACTCCCTGATTTGTCGAGGTATTGGACCCAAGCAGCGCGAGATAATAGTTGGTATTGTCCGACTTCGCCGTGGTCGCCACGTTCGTGGCGTTCGTGGCCGTGCCGGTCGTGTTGTTGGCCAGCGTCGCACTGGAAGCATCGACAATTTGACCACTAGAGTTTGTGCCTACGACGGTCTTGCTTACCGGAATAGCTGCGCCGTTGACTTGGGCCACTGTCGGATTCGGATACGTGCCGCTCAGATCGCCACCAGCCGCTCCGCCGGGAAGCAGATTGCCGCTCGCATCACACGCCATCGCATACCACGAAGTCCCATTCTCGCCATATATTCCGACAGCAGGCGGCACGAAACTCAGCGGAGTACCAACCTGTGCGGCAACAGGAATCCAGTGCCCCGCGTGTAGGCAGTAAGCTGCATTGGCCGGCGGCACATAGCTCAACTGCCCAAACATCGGCACTGCGCTCAGCATTAGAACCATTGTGACCAGAAACTTCCTCATCGTGTTCTCCTCAGATACTATCTAACCGCGTTCGTGCTCCGCTTGCAATTAAAAGCAATGTGCTGTGATTGTCGTCTCCGTCGATAGAATGCCAAACACGATAGAACTCTTGTGCGTTCCAGTCGGCTCAGTTACCAACCCCACGGCTCCATTCGCAGTGCAATAACCTTCCTGCAAAGGAAAAGTAAAAGTCACCGTGCAAGATGTGGCAGCTGAGATGCCTGTAACCTGAAACGCATTGTCGTTGCCCGCAGCAGTTCCACTGCCGCAAGAAGATGCCGTCGGCGCGGTTGTGCTTGTCATGTTAATATGCCCATTGAAAGCCCACGCCCAGTTCGGCGTCAGAGGTGGTGATGCAGTTTGTACGGAAGGTTGGCAGTTATATGTGGCAGTCGGTGAACCTGTGAGACCTAGCACGAGTAGACGGCAGTCAATGGCTAAATAGTTGCTTGCCGGAGTGCCAAGATTCGGATTCCACGCATAGCCTTGCACTATGAAATAACTGGAGTTTACGTTTGCGGAGCTAGTTGCTGTCCCAACCCCATTAACGTGCAGATTCGCGCTGGCCGTTACGTCTGTCGTATTGATCCCTAGCGCGGCTAACCCCGTCGCTGCCTGCACTGGGCCGCAAGTTGTGCTTGTAGAGTTACCGTAGACGCAAGGTCCGTAGCTAAAGCCGGGACTCACTGTGCCGCTTGACGGAGAGTTAAGGATCGGAAGAATATCCGTTGTGGTAAGTGCGCCGCCAGTACCATAGTACATAGCCCACAGATGCCCCATCGCTCCTACAGTTGCCGGATTCTGCCATACCAGACTGTTGACCGTGCTGGAGGTTGCAGTTGGCGTTACAAAACTGTCGTTCACCTCTAATGGGCCAATCGCGCTCTGCACACCATTCTCATCTACAAGCTGTCGTGCCCCAAGATCAGGTAGACCAGCGGTCTGAATAAACCCAGAAGCACTGACGTTGGGATGCCCGGACAACTGAGTCACCATCGGGATTCCATAATCATCTCCTACTCTGCCGAATCCAGCCGCGTTGTAGTGCAGCGTTCCACTCCCTGCAAATGCGATGTTTGAAACAACGCTGGGAGTTGTTCGCATCATATATCCGCCCGTAACATTCAGGGAAGAGTTGCCATCCATCAGTAAGAAGTATCCGGCAATCAATTCATTATTCCCGAAATCTGCCGACAATAAGAGGCCGTTGATTTCATACCCTTTTTGGACACCATAGTTTCCACCAGTCGCTCCCCCCATATCTCCCATTACGTAGGAGTCACCTTGTCCAGAAAGGTATCCGCTCCATCCCGCACTGGTGGTGCAAGATACTCCCCATAGGCGATTGGATTGTTGAGCAGAACCTGTACTCTCATAGCAGTAACCGTTGCCGTCTTGATTATAACTTCCAGATGCATTGTAAATGCGATTGATCGACGCGCCGTTAACGCGAATGAGACCGCCCATATCCCACGAAGAAACATTGTCCACGTCGAGATACGCTTCGTTGTAGCCGAAGATCCCCGATGCGTCAATCGCCCATCCGGTAGTAGCTTCACCTGTCGAATCGCCAGTGGTTCCTCCAAGTAAAACTACCGTGCCGAACACACCACCATTAGTCCACGTTCCACTGCCATCTGTACTCGTACAGCCAAAAGTTGTGCATGATGGTTGCGTTGCCGCGCTTGCGATTGGCTGTGCGGCTGCGTAAATATAATTCGTCCCACTTACGTTGACCACAATAGCGTGATACTTTGCATAAGCCGCGCCACTCTGCCATTGGTTAGCGGTGTTGGTTATATCAATGCAATTCCCGGTTGAAGCTGCCGTAACGAGAGTACCCTGAGCCGGACTGCCCGTTGCCGGACTAATCGCGGTGATTGTCCCCCCGCTGAAAGTCTCCAAACCTTGAGTGTTGGCGCACCCATTAACATAAACGGAAGTATTAGCCGCGTAGTATGTGCCGCCCGCCGTGACAGTATAGGAGGTTACTGCTGCCCCTGCTCCAGTTGAGATTGTGGCTGTGGCCGCTGCTCCTGATGCCAGTGTGCCGACATAGCTTAGATTCAGGTTATGCACCGAGATAGAGCCGGGATAAGCGCCCGTGTTGTATGGGTTAATGAGGGAGATGTTTGGCGTCTTGGTACATATTCCACCACTCCCTCTTACGTTTTTTCCGCTGCCCCAGATACCAGCGTCGGCACTAGAGATTTGAAGAGGAGCGGAAACTAGAGCGCAGTGACCTGTTACACCATCCCACGGAATGTCTAATATTTGATTCGGATTCGATGTTAACCACCCTTGAATAACGCTGGTTACATCTGTTGCGCCGTCACTCACAAAACCTGGCACGGTAGAAGCATTGACGTGCAGCGGAGCAGATAACTGCTTCCCGTAAAGGCTCACCGGCCCGGTAAAATTCGCACCCGCCAGCAGCGCATAGCCTGACATTGACGATATGGGCTGATAGGTTGAAGCGGCGCTTGTGGTCGTCAGATACGCGCTTAGATTCAGATAGCTCGACGGAATCTGGTTGCCCGCGCTGTATGCAGAGCACCATGCACTGCCAGTTGAGCAAGCTATCCCAGCGCCGGGGTAGGGGATACCGCCACCACCACTGCCTGATCCGATGTTCACCGCGCCGCCATTGCCAATGTTAATCTGCGCGAAGGCGGGAGCCGCCAGTAAAACGAGTAGTGCAAGTAGCTTCTTCATGTTTCCTCCCATTACTGAATTCTTGCCCACGTAAAGATTCTTCCAGTTGCGCCGCTCGTGGTTTCAACAGCGAAACTCGTACCATTCTGGGCTACAGTGAATCCCCCCGTTATATGATTTGCAAGCGACGTGCAACCTACTCCTGCGTCACAAAGAAATACCGCAGTCGTGTTAGTTGCAGCTTCACTAAACACATATAAGCCAAAACTACTGTAAGAGATGAAATTTGTTAGTGTACTTAGCGTTGTTATAGTCACGGTATTAGTAGGTGCCGGAAGAAAAGACGCAGAACTCACAGCACCTGAGAAGGTGCCAGTTGTGGTGTTGACAGGAGGGTAATAACCACTGCTCGCGCCAATCTCATGCCACGCCAAGTCATATTCCGAGTAAGAGAGTGTAACGAACTCATTTGTTGGGATTGACTCACTTGAAGATCCGCCCATCAATTTTATACCGTTAGGTGAAGCTCCACCCGTTTGGAGTATGACCGGCCCATACTCTGCCGAGTAGAGTTTTAGCAATCTCCCATCGTACCCCCCAGAGATAGTGGTTATTGGAGTAGTGCTTACGTCGTATAATTTAACAATGTCGCGGCTGTTGGGGTTTAATTGTCCACCAGATATAGCACTCACAAAAGTAGAATTATCACCTGTCGGCCCTGTTGTGGAAACGGCGTTGTCGCCCTCATTCCCACCTGAACCAGTGTTTATTATGGTAGGGACTCCCATGCCAAAGTTCTCACCGATGTGGACGTTACTCAGAGCATGGGTTGTGCTGACATAGACCGCGTGGCCGGTGTTTGAGAAGGTGTTTCCAGATATTACGCCTCCTGTTTCGAGGGCATCATTGTAATAACCCCATTGGCCATACACATCCAAGAAAATAGAGTTTACGGCGTTCACCTGATTCTGAGTCCCTGTACCCGTTACGCGCACATCGGCAAGGTTGAGATCGCTGCTTCCTGCACAGTTGGTTTCAAAGTAGGAGTGGTCAATCGACATAGACCAAGCGCCATTGATGAAAACTCCAGCGCAAGGGGCAGCGCCATTGTGATTATTGGCCTGAACCACAGAGTGGTCAATATGTATTGAGGCAGCCCCGCCGGTGGCGAAGTAAAAACCGTACTTGACCGCATTTTGAATCGTAGAGTTGTCAATATGAATATCGTTGACAGCAGACGCAAAACCGCTCAAGGAATTTGTGATTGTGATTCCATCGTTCATTGCACCCATAAGGACAGAGTGGTCTATATGAACATAGAGCACTTCAGCAGCATTGAAATCAATGTCATTGAAAAAGCCATAGTTGCTATTGTACTCAGTGCCAGATGAGAAAGTCAGGCCATCGACGTTCATCACGTTCAAGCCTTCAGGAGATGCAATACTTGTGGTTTCTCCAGTCACTTCAAGGCCATCTGCGCATACCGTTGTCGCAGGACAAAGCAAATTGAAGTTTTTCAGTGTGATGAAACTGTTTCCTTGAGCGGAACCACTGTTGAGCAGTTCGATTGCTGGAAGTGATGTGTTTGCCGGTACTAGAATCGTTACGCCCTCGGATGTGCCGATTCCAGCGCCGCCTCCTCCCGCGCCCTCAATCCACACACTCTGCAAGTTGTTTAGCACCAAGTTATCGTAGTAGGTGCCGGGACTGAGTACGATCTTCGTGTTGCTGGCCAGCACCGCGCTGATAGTGCCTGTGCCGGGAGGCGGATAGACTACACCTCCGCTCATCAGACTCGCCAGCGCCGTGCCAGGAGTCGTCACGTCCAAAGTCCATGAGGCTGGGATCGTGCCGAGTGGCTCCATAGAGAACTCAGGCGGAGTAATTGGAGCGCCTATATTCAAGGTGCTGTCCACTGTCACCGGCCCGGTAAACGTGCCGCCAGGTGCTACGATGTTCGTAAAAGCCCCTGCTGCCGTGGTTGAGCCAGTGCCGCCTTTTGTTATAGGCGTAATTCCACCACCACTGCCACTGCCATTGCAAATGTTGACCGGAAGCGCCGCGGTGATCTGCGCGGAGATGTCCTCTGTTCCACCACCGCCAGTAATCGGAACCTGAATCTGGAACGAACCTGGGGCCACTGCTGGGCAGGACAGGGTGAAAGACCATGTTGATGGCGCGGGGCAAATTTGCGCAGTGTCAGCCAAAAGGGTCGAAAAGTGACCGTAGGAGTCGATTGCTCCGTTTACTGTAGTCTGAAAAGTCGAGACACAACCGAGAAGGCCAAGTTGAGGAGAGGAGGAGAGGTTGGTCCACGAGGCGCCGAACGAGCCGCCGGCGAGGACAGGAACCGTGGCCGTGGTCTGGACGAAGCCGGAGGGGATCTGCGCCGGGGATGCTGTGGCAAAGAGCAGGATCGTTGCAATCGTAAGTGCGTGGACGAAATTCTTCATTGAGTTGCTCCTTGCGAGAAGGTAGGTTGCATAGCTTGTAAGGCTTGCGCTACTGGAATGGGTAATTGAAGGCCTTGAGGCCCTTCTTTCTTTTGGGCAGCCAGCGCCCCTCCTGTCGCTGCGAGCAGTGCCGGAGATACCTTGATCCCCTGTCGCTGAGCTTGAGAGACCAGACCAGGTAAGTCACCACGGAGTTCCAACGGAATAACCGCAACGTCTTTGGGTCGGGCCTTGACCAGGAAATCAACCAACGGCGGGTAGCGAAGAAGAGATACCCCAACGTGAGTGGCAGCCAGAATGCCCCCGGATTCAGCACCAGCCATGGGGATAGAAGGGATGTGCCCGCCGAAGAATCCACGCATGGCCCAAATGATCGGGGCGGCTGCTGCCCAGCGTCCGCGAGTCCACCACTTTCCTGCGCTGGCTTCAACGGCCGCTCTCTTGGCGGCAGCAATGTCGCCGGCAGAGATGGTCTGATGAGGATCAGGAATAGGCCGATCAGGGAAATTGGGACGTGAAGGCTGATCCACCGATTGAAACGCGCGTTCGGCAGGGGAACCAGATGCCGGCCGGGCGGGAGTGCGCTGCGGCGGAGCGGTCAGCCGGAACCCAGGTCGGGGATCATTCACGGTCGGAGGCGGGGGCACTTGGCGCAATCTCTTGCGAATCTGATCTTCAGGAGAAAGGCTATCCAGCGCCTTGCGCGCGGCCTTGACCTGGCGGTAAGAATCGACCAGGGTGGGGTCGTAACGACGCGCCTTGGCTAAGCGCTCTTCGTCCGCGCGCTCTTGAAAGGCCTCCGGATTGAGTTGTTTTTCACGAATGGTGCGCGCAGTGGCGGGCATATTACGTTCCCGGCCGAAGGCATTCTGATAGGTAACGGTAGAGTTGCGCGCGGCATCGAGCTCAGGAGTAGCTCCAGCATCGGCAGAGGCCCGCGTCACGGCATTACGCAACACCTTCGCCACTTGCTTCATTTCTCCGAGCAGCGGCCCCTCAAATCGGCCGCTGCGTATATATCGCTGAAGGATAGAAGACGCACGCTGCACTCGATCGATGGAAATCGGCTGCCCAGCTTGGGGGTCAAACGCAATCGGCTCCGGAGAATATCCGCTGGAATGAAGCAAGTCATCAATTTCGTCTTGCTTGACCGGGATGAGAGATTCGTAGTCTTTGCCGAATTGCTTTTGTGCTGCTTGCGCGCGTATCTGTGTGTAAGGCGATTCCTGCGGAACTTCATCGCCGCGGGGTTCAAGTTGATTTAGCGTCCGGTCCACTTCAGGTGAGTCAAGGCGCAGTTTCTGAAGTGGCTCGGCGATCAGCCCACCATCGAGAGTCTTTCCCGCGGTCTTCTGTCTCCAACCCTGCCAGGCGGTATTCTCTTCAGCCTTGGCTTGCGTGTCGGTAGCCTGCTCTTTGGCGTAGTGGTCTGCGGTAGCCTTCTGATAAGTCTGCTCAAGCTGACGTCGAAGTTCAAGTGCGTTTTCGGCGGCACGGTTGGCGTCGGCCACCTTCTGTGCAACAGCCTGGTGCTTAGCCCTGATGGCTTCATTGGCCGCGGTGACCTTCCGCTCGGCAGCGGACTGCTTGGCAGCAAGTTGCCCAGCCTCGGACTGATCTGCTTGAGCAATTTCCTGAGTCTTGCTGTCAACAGCTATCTGATATTCGATCTCGCGGCCCCGTTGCTCATGCAGTGCGTCTTGCGTGTTACCGGCGTGAGCTTTGTCAGCCGCGGCATTGGCCTCGTCGATGCCTGCGTTGGCGATCCGGCGCTGTTTGACGAGTTCTTTGACTGGGCCTGTACCAGTGCCGGTGGCGACGCGAACAAGGCCTTGTGCGGCTTCAGGAGCAGCTCCCGCCATTTTGGATATTCCTTTGGGTGCAAGCGCGAGCGCAGCGTTGCCAAACGCTGTGCCGGTAGCACCCAGGTAGTTTCCAGCCGCGAGCTGTTCGCCTTCCTTTTCGCCCACATTTGCGGCCCACGGCCCCAGCATAGGAATTGCAGCAGCGAGACCGTGCCCAAGCGCGAGCTGTCGCTGCTCCAATTGCCCTGGAGTTGGATGCAGAGACAGCGGCGCCGCCTGCTTGAATGCACTCGCCGCCTGTTTCCCTTGATCAATCTGTGGATCGACCAGCATCCTCTTTGCTGCCAAGACCGCCCGACCAATGATAGGGGTCGCATCGTCCCACAAGCTCACTCCCGGTTGTCCGCCTACGATTGCAGCCTCAGTAGGATTCTGCGGACCCTCGTAGACAGCCGATTTGAGACCCTGAGCCATTCCCACGAAAGGGGAGACAGCGGAAGCCCAGAAGCCTTCTTGAGGCGCTGGCGCCGCAACAGTAGGAGCAGGTGGCGCAGGGACTTGCGCTTGTCTCGCCTGCGCCGCCAGCGCATCGTAATCGACGGCAGTGGGCTGCGCCGCATTTTTGGGGACGGGAACTGCGGACGTAGCTTGTTTTCTGGCTTGGTCTGCCAGTGCGTCATAGTCGATCTGTGGCTTTTGTCCGCTCATTTGGGCCTAATCAGAGTTCTGAAGTTGTCCGCTTGGGCTTGCGTATCGAAGCGGTGAGGCTTACCGGCCGGATCAATCACGACGAATTGGCCTCCGCCGGCACCGCCTGTTCCGCCCGTCCTCGGCCCCAGCCTTCCACTGGCGTTCATCAGAGCGTTGAACGTCATCTCGTCCTGGTCTAATCCGGCAAGCAACGCTTCGGGGGTTAGCTTCATGGCTGTTATGGTGTCCTTCAATTCGTCCACCGTTTTCACAGAGCGTCCACCAAATGAGCCTGCCGAGTGATCTGCCAAAATGAGTGCCGCTGTGCGGAATCTCTGTGCGTCAGGACTGTTGGACCCCACCCAATTAACAAAGTTCTGCAACCGGCCCGCTCCCGGACCGAACAGGCCGCTGTTTCTACCGATGATGTTGCGCATCGTGTTTACTTGCAGTATTCCTGAATTAGAGAAGTCCTGCCTACTCTTTTCTGTTCCGGTCGGGGAAGAAACCGCACCAGCGAGGAAAGGAGTCCCTTGATCGAACGCGGCAACTCCAGCGGATATTGGAACAGCGATTTCCATGTTTGTGCTTGGGTCCGTCGCCATAAACAGACGGTTTGCCGCGTTATACTCGGCCATTGCTTTCATACGAGCGATGTTTGGACCGTCTAAAGCCTGTTGGAGTGCTGGTAACTGCGCTGCCTCCTCGTTGGTCAGCGGCGGCCCTTGTTTCCTGTTGGCGAGGATCTGCTTGGTCAGGAGATTGGCGTACTGCGAAGTGGGAGAAGTAGGCGCCTTCGGTGCCGGGGGCGTGTAGTTAGGCCCCATCGGTATATCCACACTGGTGCCGTCTGCATTTTTGCCTTTGACATAGTACAGGCCGTCGTTGCCTTTGAAGGGCTTGCCTGCGTCGCCGGTCATTTGAGTGACCTTGGTGCTAGGCGGGGGATTCATTCCGCTGAGGGTGTACGCGAGGTAATCCAGGTTCTCGTCCGACGTGCCGGGGGGCATCAGCTCCTTCGCGGCGGCACGGTTTCGCTTGAGAGACTCCAGTGCTTGCTTCTGCTGGGCTTCTGGCGAAACGCCAGGTACGTCCACCATCGCGTAAGTTTGCTTCTTGTCGTCCCAGGCCGGCTGCTGATATGTACCGGATGTGCGGTTAAACTCAGGCTGGCTGCCAGCCTTGAACATGGGCTGTGTGCCGGCGCGAAGACGTTGCTGTTCATTCTGTGCCGCGAACTGTTGCGTCGTCAGTTGCGCTTTCTTCAACTCCAAGTCCTGTTGATCCTGCGCGCGCTGGGCGCGAATATCCTGCGCGTCCGACATCGCCGGCGCGACAGGTGCGAGTACCGAAAGTGCGTTCCAGAATCCCAAGTCGTGCCTCCTTGCTGTCTAGCTGCCAGCCGCCTAGCTCGCTCCGACGCCGGACCACGCTGGCGCCGCTACAAAGCTGTCGGTAGGGTCTGGCGTGAAGTCGGTTGTTACGTTTGGCTGATTCGTCGGGAACAGCCCACTCAAGTCAGGTGCCGGGGACAGTCCACTTGAGTCAATCGCCGTTGGCCCCGGATCGGCTGCTATCGGCTGATACATATTGGGCAATTGCCGCGGTGCGTTCAGTTGCTGCGTCATGGCTGCGATTTGGGCAGGAGTAATAAGTGTTCCTGCTGACCCCGGTCCGCTGAGCGCCGCAAACGCTTTGGCCAGCGCAGAGATGTTGTTTGCCGATTGAGTATTCGGATTGACCGCTCCGCCGCCGACCTGAAGCGCCTGCAAAGCGTTCTGATACCCATTCTGCTGATTTTGCTGGATATAAGGGGCGATGGCTTGGGCCTGCACCTGCTGCGCGATCTCCGGCGAGTCCGAGAGCCCGCGCTGAGCCAAATAAGCCTGAGTATTGTTGGCCACGCCGGTTTGCAGCCCGGCAGTCAGCGGCTGCGTGAACTGGGCAGCGTAGGCGTTCATCTTCGCCGGGTCTTGCGCAAAGGAGCGGAGCTGGTTTTGGTATTGCTGGTTCTGGTACTGGTTGTACATGTTGTAGGCCGTCGAGCCGAGGCCGGCGACCTCGGTGCCAGCCTGAAGCTCAGGCTGGATTGACTGGAGCGCGCTTGTGAGTCCTTCGGGCATGGGTAAATCCTTCCTTCCGGCTAGACGACCGGGTTAGCCAACTCAAAACTGGACTGCGGCGCAGAGGGCTGTGTTTGCCAGTTGCCGCCGGAAATCGAAGATGGGGAATTGGAGCCAAGGCCGCCGCCCGCGCCGCTGCTTAGAGTCTTCAGAAGTGCTGCAATGTCTGGGGTTCCAGTCGAGCCGGCCGCAGGTGCGCTGCCGGAAACTCCGCTGCTGCCAATCCCGGCACCTGTGCTCGTACCAGATCCGCTCGCTCCCGCCTGATACCCCGGATACCCGGCCAGCAAGGCAGTCATAGCCGAAGTCCCATCGTCAGTCAGCGATCCGCCAGTTTGCTGCTGCGACTGGCCTTGCGCACCCATAACCGCTTCTTGTTTGGAAAGGTTGGCCTGGTTAGCCTGAGATTGCTGCTGCTTGAGCAGAGCAGTCTGCTGCGCGGTAGTAGCGGCAGCGGATGCGTCGCGGTTTTTATCGCCTTCGTAGATGGCTGTTCCAGTTCCTGCGGCGCCAGCCGCAATGCCGGCGATTGCTAACGCTGTCGCTAAAGTTCCTGCCATCGCGCTGTCTCCTTTCCTCGGCCTTACTGGCCGGTAATAGTGATCGTGTCTCGACTAGCATCTGTACGCGACATCAGTTGGTCAGCGTCGGCAAACACTTCATTCTCCGCTTCCTCAACAGTCACAGCCGAAGTGGGAAAGATCAGTGTCATCTCGACCGGGCTGTGGGTTAGAAATAGCTGCTGCCTTCCCGCACAGCCTGGGATGATGTTGTAACCAGACAAATTGACTGTCTCGTCGCCGAGTAAGACTGTGCAATTGCCATGGACGATTAGTACGGTTGGCAATTTAATCCGAGATCCTATCATCCATTCGCCAGGGATCAGCCGGATTGTGCGCGCGTACATCCCCCCATGAAAAAGATGCTCAGTGGCAAGAGGGACTTGTGGCTGTGCTTTGATGATTTCCAAAGCCTGAGCCAGCTTGTCAAGAGTCGCGGGCGAAGGGGGCACAAGCGCGGCGATAGTGGGAAGCGGGATGGCTAAATCGCTCATGCCAGCCACCTCGTATGCTGCGAATGGGTTAGCGTGTATCCAGCGCGTCGAGAAAGAACTTTGTCAAACGCGCTGTCAACTCGTGCTGAGGCGGTGAAAGCCATGCAACCGGCTTCCGTTGCGTACTGCTCAGCGGCATCAAGCAGAAGATCGCCTGCTCCTGTGCCGCGATAGTCGGGATCGACGAATATACTCTTGGCGGTGGCAAGCCTCTTGCCAGGGTGATCGAGCATATCTGTGCAAAGAATCGCGCTGAAGCCAACGAGTCGGACGCCCGCGTAAGATGCAAAGCATTTGAGCACTCCGGCTTGCTCCATTGCCAAATAGAATGCGCGTTGCGGATCAGCCTCCGGGACAAGACATTCTTCAGCGTTGGCCCGAAACAGAGCAGTGGCATTCGGCGCGTCGAAGATTGTATCGACGGATACGGGAAGAATGGTGACCTGAGCCTCAGCAACGATCATCGTGATTCCCCTTTCCCGGCCTCGCTCAGCAATCCGACCCCCAGTGACCCCTGGAACGGCAGCAGAGTCGCACCCGGCAGAGAGGCAATAATCCGGGCCATCTTCACCTCTGCGGGACGGTTGTCAGCGAGCAGAGTAAGAAATCCGACACACCCTCGCAGACGCGCCTCGGCGAAGACCTGCGGCAAGGCTTCCTTGAACCAGTTTAGCGGTATTCCGGGTGAAAGTGGCGAGATAGACAAAAGTCTCCACAACACCAACCACCCGTGGGCGAAAGAGCAGACGACGATGGCGAAAGGAGCGGGAGGCGGAGGACCGAACGGACCGAGCGGGGAAGGCAACGCTGCGCGTTCTACGACCCAGACCCACTCCTCGGCCAAGAAAAACATTCCGGTGTCGCGTAAAGCAGCGGGGAGGCTGGCCTGCTCGCCTGCGCGAAGGTTGCGAACTCGGACGGCAGGGCTCACGAAATCACCCTCCTGGCCAGCGGCGACTTTGGTACGATAGCCCAGTCGATGCCGTCGATCACCCCGGTCGCGCCACCGTTGTTTCCGCTGATGTCCAGATGCGCCCGTTGGCCGTTGAGAAAAATCTTGACGTTGGCCTCGAAGGTGTTGCCCCCCACAGGCACAACATCGATCGCTTGCGAGCCGAGTTGCACACCGTCCAGCCAGAGCTTTGCAACGATCGACTGAACCATGGCCGAATTGCCATAGCCCCGAATCACAGCCTGCTGATAAAAAAGCCGCTGCGAACCGCCCTCACCGAATACTTCCGGGCTGCGAAAGGACCACTGGACTGTTGACTGATTCACGTCCCCCTGGTCCCAATTCAAGTCACCGGATTGCAACCGCTGGATCGTACCGTCGGATTTGCCGGCGAGGACCAGCGGGTATCCTTCCCCGGCCGAGACGGTCCCCATCGAACTGATTGCCCACGGCAAGTCCAGCACGGTCCAGGCTTTCATCACCAGGTCATAGCAGAACAAGCGGGTGAGCGCGCCATTTGCGCCGGCCAAGGGCATCGCACACAGGTACATCGGCGGGGCAATGGTCTGAGCCGATTGCGAAAGGTAGACGTATGTCGGGTCCACTGGGGTCAGATCGTGTTCAGAGTCTACTCCTCCGAACAAGTAAGGCCGGATGTCCTCCGAAATCAGCCTGTCATTGATCCCATCGAAGACAGCGAAGCCCAAGTGGGTGAATCGAACGACACCAAAGCCGGGGAGGAACTGGATCGAGCACGCGGCGATGCAGCCGAGGTTGGTCTGCGCCGGCTGTATCTCGAACGAAGTGGACCCAAAGACGCCAATCACCTGGTAGGTCGTGAATTCCTTGAAAACGCAGAGAGAACCAGTCGGAGAAATCCCAAGGGCAGCGATAGTGAATGAGCAAATGCCTGTAATCTGCGTTCCGTCCTGCCTTGCGATGAACGCGGTGTTGACCGGGTTCCACGAGTTCGGATTGTTCGAGTCGGACATCTTCAGGCAGGAAGGACCATCGATCCCGTCAGCGGTATTGGTCGGAGACGTGTTGGCCAGCCAGAGGGAACCAGCGTAGGCGACAGCGTGCGCGGCGCCACGGGGCGCGGTGGAAGCGATGATCGGACCTTGCGAAGTCCAGATGACCGAGCCATCAGAGGTTTCAGCGCCGAGGGCGGTATTCCATGAAGGGGCGGTAGAGCCGGAGACACCACCTTGGGTCGCAGTGTAGTGGTTGGTCCCGTCGGTGACCTGCGCGCCTGTGATCCAATCCACAGCGGATTGCCAAGTCGGATAGGCGGCTTGGAAGGTATTGGCGAGCGGTGTCAGCGTTGCGTTGGCTACCTTGGTGGGGTCACAAGACTGAGGCGCGTAACCGTTGCCCAGAATTAGGATTTCCAGCCCGGCGAACTGAACCAGTTGCGGAATCACGTTGACTTGGCCGGGGATGCCTCCGTATGGAGAGAAGGATGCTGAAGTGGATGTGGAGAGATAGACAGACCCTGCGCTGGCGGAACCGGAGATGGAGATATTCCCTAGTCCGTGCCCCCATTGTGCAGTAGCTACAATTTGGATTTGGAGGTGAGAAAAGTCGGTCAAGGATGAAGCGTCAACCGAGAAAGAAAGGTTTTGATTCCAGTTTGCTGTGCTGGAAGGAAACGAAACGAAATTAACCCAGGTTGAACCGCTATCTGTCGAGTATTGATATTGAACAGACCCGCCTCCTTGGGCGGAGAGCGAGTTAGTTCCGGTAACGGTGATGTAGATTGTGGCTTGTTGACCTGTAACTGTGGCCGCAGAGGCCCACCCCGACGCTACTGACACTGTCTGTGTAGCCGAGGGAGTACCTGAGTTGGCGATGGCGCTGGCTGTACCACCCGATGCAGAAGGGTATAAGGTCTGCTGATTGGTGTTTATGGTGTCAAAGACAAAAGCTGGATCGCCGGGGGCTAACTGCGCCGGCTGCGGCGCGGTGCCCGGCAATGGCGCGGACGAAATTGAAGTGAAAGCTACCACCGGCGAAGGTGGAGTCACGTTGCCGATCAAGAGTTGAACCAGGGCTGAGGCGTTGGTCTGTGGAATTGGAGTAGTACCGTGAGAAAAGGCTCCGTTGTAGAGATCAGTAAGGAACCCCCCAATTAGTACACCGCTGACACCGGACAGGAGAACATAGCCCACTGCGGCTGGAGTTGACCCCAGATAGTAGATCGTATACGAAGGAGTCCCCCCGATAAACAACACCGGGGACCACTGGAAACTCATCTGTGTAAATCCGTGGGCGACGGTAATAGACGTGATGGTAGGCCCGCTGGTTACCGTCACTCCTTGAACAGTGGCCTGTGCAACGATAGCGAGGTAATACGTTCCGGCAGGAGTGGACCCGGAGGCATCGACGCTGAGAGTAAAGTTCTGTGGATTGGCCAGAAGGTAACCGCCGACCGGAGCAGCAAGAACTGGATAGAGCGGATAATTGCCTGATGCAAACTTGGTGAATACCGCAAGAGCACGAGCAGTCAGGAAGGGAGATGGAAGCTGGCCAATGGAGTGAGAGCCATCGGCGATCTGAAGGCTGCCGCGCTGCGTGAAGGCAAGGTTCGAGAGGCGGGAGAGCGCGCCGGGCGGCTGGCTCAGGCTTCCCGCGCTGGCCGTTAATTTAGCGAACTTTTTTTGACTGACGACTTTGGCGCTCATGGCAAAATCACGCCTCCAAAAAATCCTCCGGTTCCGCCGCCTGCGATTTCAACTCCACTGCTTCCACCAGCCTGCACCCGCCGCGGCGACATCACCTGCCGATTCCCCTTGATCCCCTGGCACTTCTGCTCGAACTGCTTGAGCGTCGCCTGCGCGCCCTCGGTGTCTTGCTCAGCCTGTTTGAACCGCGCTGACAAATAGTCGCGCAAGGCGTCAATCCACGCCGGAGGAAGGCTGAGTTGGACCGTAGCTTGCCCCCGTTGGTAGTGAATCGGATAGCGGATGCCGGACATGTAGATGTTGCACTCAGAGATCGGAGTGCCAGCGGGCCATGCTTGCGCCACAGTTCCGCCCATACCGCGGGTGACCTGTGCAAGTTGGTTCGAGACGTTGCTGGAATAGTAGACCAGCTCGCTGAGCGAGGGGTCAGATGGGTAAGGACCGAGCAGCGCCAGTCCGAATCCCAGAACCCAGCCTGTGCTACCAGGCGTATAAGGAATCGCGGTCGCCGCAGCGGCCAGAGGGCCGGAGAGCACACCCACACCAGAGGTCCGGGACGATTGCGGATAGAGTTCGATCTGCTGAACCACGGAGTCCTGGTTCATCACCGCTGTTCCGCTGATCCCCTTGACGTTTGAGTGCCGGAAAATATCGGACTTGTTGCCAAAGGTGAAGGGCCAGCCATCGTATGAGCCGGAGGTTAGAGAGCGCCAGTTGCCGATGACCTGGTATTGTGCTTGGCCCGCGGTCGAGGGGATTCCGGTTACGTCCCGAATGCCTTCTGTGATCGCAGTGCAGGCGTCCAGCCCCTCATTGATCCACCTGTACAAAGCCGCCGCCGAGAGCGCCGTGCCGTCGGTGTCAGGCAGCCAGGCCGAGCTGCGCGCCGGCGGGAATCCCTGCGTGATTCCAGCGGTGGAGAGGGTAAAGGGAATCGAGAACGCACCGGCGCCGCCGGCTGGGATCGTGTAGGGGAGATAGCGGTCCTCGCCGCCCGCGCCGCCGAGAGTAAAGTAGATGAGAATGGTTGTTGCAGCGAAGGAGCAATTACCAGCCACGGTGAAAGTCGAGCCGATAGCGCCGTTGGTCAGGGCAACTTCGGCTGAGGCAGGAGACTCGCCCCAGGGGGTAAGCTGCGTGACCGTGAACCAGATCGATGTTGAGCCAGTCGGGACCGGGGTAACTGTGACCGAGGTAGGCGCGGGAAGCGAAGACGGGGGATCTGCCGCCTGCTCGCGCAAGGCCATCAAAATATCACCGACCAAAGACCATTGGCTCATGGCTACTTCCTCCTACAAAAAGGGCGACCGCTCCCGGTCAGGTAGAGCGGTCGCCGTCAGTGGGCAGCGCACAGCCGAGGCGACGATGCCAAATCAGAAGCTACACGAGTGAGACTTCAGCATCCAGCGGAATGCTCGAAGCGGTCCCGCCCGGAGTCACAGCGAAGATCACTGAAGTGATCGCGAGGTCGGTCTTGAACTCGCCAGTGTAGTCAACATAGCCGGTTGCAGCCGAAGCCGGAACCGTGGCGACGGTCCAGGTATTCGTGCCATCGGAGACCTGAACAGTCAGAGCCGTGGTCAGGGTTGAGGTCGCATTGGTCACACGCAGGTGCCACTTGCCTGAACTCGGCGCCGGGCCGCCATTGAGATTGAATGCCGTGCCGCCGGTGCTCGGCGTGGTGGCCGTCGCGCCGATGGTCAGCGTCACTGCGGCCGTGGTGGTCGGAGTCTGAGTCGCCGCACCGTAGCACGAAGGCGAACCGAACCCCGGCATAGCTTGCGAGATTGGATTTGCAAAAGGAAGAGCCATTGGGAATCTCCTTGGGGTGTGGGAGGAGGAAGGCTGAATCTGGGCCTAGCCCAGTCTGCCCGCCTCCTCCTGAATCGGTCCTACGTGATCGGCGTGATTGCCACGTTCATGCGCGGGCTGATGCACGACAGGTTCCAGGTCAGGTACATGCACGAGACCAGAACGCGCTGGTTCGAGGGCTTCAGGAACGGATCGACGTTGAAGTAATCCGCTTCGTGGAAGACCGGAAAGATGTACTTCGAGTTCAACAGAAGCGCCTGGTTCGCGGTCGCGAAAAAGTCGGCCACGGTCACGGCGTTGTTGAACAGGAAGTGGTTGCGGAAACCGACCTGCAAGGCCTCGTCATCCTGCATCCCTTGACCGAAACGAATGTTGTTGACGAAGTTGTTCTTGAACGCGGCGTAACTGGTCCGGTTCATCACGAACAGATCCGGCTCGTCATAGCCCCAGGTGACAGACTGATAAGCGGGCTCAGCAGTGGCCGAGGTCAAGGCGCCGCCGCCACCAGCGGCAACAGTTGCGGGCAACCACCAGGCATTCGCGGAACTGGCGCGGTTGATTCCGGCGATGGTGTTGGTCGTCGAAACCACCCACGAGTTCAGATCGTCCACGTCAAGGGACGTATTCTGCGGCGATGTGTGCCACAGCGCGCGCGAGAGCTTCTGGAGGAGGCTGCCGCTGGCTGTCTGGAACTTGGCCCGGATGATGTCCAGGTTGTTGCTGCCGCCACGATTGAGAATGATGTCGGTGATCGGAATGACCACAGGCTGGCGGTAGGGTTTCCATTGCTGGTTCGCCGGCTGCACCGAGTCCACGACCGAAGTGTCGAGGAGCTGGTCACCGTAGTACGCGCCACCGGGAAGCTCTTCCTGATAGATTTCCGGGAAGATCAATTCGCCGGCGCCGAACCGCTTGCCCTCGCGGGTCAAGGCCCAAAAGACTGGGCTGGGCTTGAACACGTTGTCGCCGAGGACAGGGACGATAAATTTCTGGGAGATCGCGTTCACGGTGTTTGAAAGCTGTACCGGCGGCGATGCAAGTCCCAGTCCAACCACGCTCTGAGCCATGGGAGGTTCTCCTGGTCGGACAAACGGGGGAGGTCGCCGACGGGTTAAAGGTTGATGTTAAAGGGGAGGCTGACTACGCCTCTCCCAGAGAAACTTGATCTAGTTCACGCCGCCGCCAAGACTGGCTGACGACATTGCTGACTTCATCACGTCTTCGTCGCCCATTGCCGCGGACATCGCTTCCTCGAAAGACTTGACCTCGCGAACCTTCTCGCCCTTGGCATTCGTCCGCTCGTTGAAGGGATTGAATTCACCGTCCTTGACTGGGGTGGTGTGAAGAGGATTGCGCGATGAGGGGGGAGTGAGGCTGGCGAGTTTGTTCTTGTCCTCCAGTTCGCGGGTGGTCTTGGCTACAAGTGCCGCGCGCTCCTCGGCCAGTTCGGCCTTCTTGCGGTCGTTCCAAGTCAGCCGATCCACTGCGTCAGCGACCTGAAGGAAACCATCCTTGTCCTTGAGCTGGTGGTCGGAGGCATATTTGTATGCCGTCTCGTAGTCCACCGTGACGCCCTTGGGCAGGTCTTTGGTCGCAGCGGCGAACTGCGACTGATACTGGTCGTTCAGATAGCGCCCAACTGATGTGTTGACGACGCCAGTCACGCGGCCAAGGCCGTCGGTCAGGGTCGTCTTGAGGGAATCAAACTGGCCGGGCATTGCGTCCTGCTTGGCGCGAAGCTCGGCAATAACGGCATCGCGGGATGCCAATTCCTGCTTGACCAGCTTCACTACTGGCCCAAGCAGGGGGTCATTTTCGTCGAGGCCAAACTCGGTTGCGGCAGCGGCGCGAACCTGGGCCACGGTCGGCTGAGCAACCTGCTGGGTTTGCTGCCGAGGAGCGACCACTGTGCCGTCCTGGGTCATCCAGCCTGACTGAATCGCTTGCTGGAACTTGGCCGCAAAAGCTAATTCGGCCTGGCCAAGGGCGCTCTGCCGCTGCTCAATCTGTGCAGTCAAGGCTTGGCGCTCGGCGGCGGGCAAGGCGCGAATTTCACCCACATTGACGGTCGAGCCGTCCGGCAAGTTCAGCACCATGTCGTCGGGATACTTGCCGTTCTTGAGAATGTCGCTTAAAGCCATGGGGGAGGACTCCTTCGGCGACTATGCGCCTGGTTGTGATCCCAGCCCACCTGACTGACCGGCGGGGTTAGGGATGGCTGCGTTGTTGGCAATGGGTCCGGCAGCAGCGGTAGTCGCCGCAGCCTTCTCCGCTTCTTGAATGCAGTTGTCGAGATACTTGACGACGTTGGCGAGGTTGCGCGTAACACCAGGCATGGTGAATGCAGCGCGTGTGTAAAGCTGAACCGCTACCGTCTTGATCGATGTCAGAGATTTCACCATCGCATCGGGATCGGCACCCTGGAGTTCAGCCAGTTGCTGAGAGAGTTGAAGGCCGGCCGGAGTCGTAGGCGGAGCATTGGGTCCGGGCGGAGGAGGACCGCCACCAGGTCCGGGAGGGCCGCCTGCTCCTGGAGCGCCTGGCCCGGCTTGGCCCATCATCCCAGGCGGCGGAGGCATCGGACCCCCAGGTCCGGAAGGGGGTCCGCCAGGGCCACCCTGCCCGCCACCGGCAAGTTTACCGATCAACTGCCTGGCCATCATTTGTGCTAAGGCTGGAGGTGCGGTTGCCATCTGAGTCCTTCTCATCTACCCTTTAGACTGCTTGTTCGCTGCCTACTTCTTGCCCGACCAGTACGGCTTGTCGCCGCCTTCGGGAATCAGGCCAAGCGGATCGCGCGGCTGGGCAATCGGGTTGTTGTGTACGTCAGGGCCGGGTTCGTTACCGACACGGCCAACAGTGAGGGGGGACTTCAAAATCTCCTCGTTGAAGGTGTTGCCCATCGCTTCCTTGATCTTTGCCATTGCCGTTTCTCCTTGGTGCCGGGGTCTGAGGTCGTCGTACTGGTTGGTCTATCGGGCGAATTGACTGGCTAGGCTACTTCCTGCCTACCCTTGTTTTGCCCACGCGCCGGTCAACCTTTTTGGTCATCCGGGGAATTGCGCCTGTCGATTTCATGCTCACGTCTCCTTGGGATTCGGCAGGAGAGCGAGGTTACCGCCACCTCCCCTGCCGTTTCCTGTCTTGCGCATCGAACGCTTTCGGCGGAGAGGGGTGAGGTCTAGTCCCCCACCAGTTCCCACCCTTGCCGCCGAACGGACCACGCTGGCGAACCAGTTTAGTCCTACTTGCGAGCGGCGGTGCGCCGACGCCGAACGGACCGTCTTCCTCCGCGCTGTGCCATGCGTACCTCCTTCGCTCCGGGGTGCCGAGACGGAGTCAGTCAGAAGTTGACCTGAAGCTGACCTCTCGGCGGCTAAGAAGACGGGGCGCGAAGGCCAGCAGCGCCGTCTCCGGGATGAGTCAGGGCCGGCGGGCCGAGCTGGACTTCTTCGCTCGGCTGCTGATCTTGGCACGCGCGTCGCGCAGAAACTTCCGGGGCTGACCAAAGTCCTTGATGAGACGAGAATCTGATTTCGAGGGGGTTCCGGCCATCGGGATGGTCTCCTTTCGGGAGTGGGTGCGCGACTAAGGCAGGGAGGAATCAGGCCAGGAGGCGTAGGCAGCGGAAATAATCCGCTGCCCAGCTCCTGCGCTGATTACTTCCGCTTCTTTTCCTTGCGAACGTGACGCTTGGCCATGGTGTTTCTCCTTTTGCACGAGCCAGGGCCGTGAGGCCGAGGAATGTGCGATTAAGGAGAGGATAGAACGGAAAGAGGCGGAATGGAACCCCGTCTCCACAACACCAAGTCTAAGCAGAGAATGTGATCAGAAGATATTCTGAATAAAAGTCCGCCCTGAATGCAGCCCACCGCTGCGAAACTGGCATACAGGAAATCCGAATTCGGCCAACGTGCCGTTCCGAAGCCATGTTTGCACGGTCCACGGGCTGCGGCCCATCATACGGGCGAACTCAGTTGTAGTCAGCCAGTGTGCGTGCCAGTTGTAGCCGGGAACGGAACGTGCAGAGGTAGCGCGATCTGGAACTGGAACCAGATCGATTTGGGGGGATGCTGCTTTCGTCGCCACTCTCTCGTCCACCTTTCTTACTTACGGCCACTCTTTACTTTTGCCAGCGCGGCCAGGGCTTGACTCGTCTGCTGCTCCTGGGCAATTCCTTCGGGATCAGGATAACCAAGAGTCCGCAATCCACGCTCCGGCCCAACAACTCCCTTTGACATCAAATCAGGCGTGATCTTGCGGACTATCGCCTCGGACAGAGGCCGGACAGAGGCCTCGTCCAGCGCAACATCGTATGTTGAGGGATCAATCTGGCCATTCCACGCTGCAAGAGTAATCCCCTCCGGCCCGCGGTAAGGCAGAGTCGTTTTCTGCTGATACTTGCACATCGTATCGAAGAAGAACTCGCCAGCCATCTGCGCCGTCTCAGTGAGGAACCGGCCGGCGAGTTGGAGCAGGCCGGAAGATTGAAGCACCGCACTGTCGAAAAGGTCGGTTGAAACATTGCCCGCGCCGGGGTCACCCTGGCGCGAAGCTGAGAATCCAAGCACGTCATTCTGGAGTGAGAGGAGTTTCTCGGCACCCTGGAGCGCGCCGTTGCCAAGGGCGTTGGGCGTAATCGGCGTCGGCGGCTTACTACCCGGCTTGATTGTTACCACCTCGCCCGGCAGCCCGCCAAACCCGTCGATGTCAATCCCCGTATTCTCCTCAATCACCCAGAGCGCGTTGTTCATGCGCAGGCCATTCTCGAAAATCTGAGAATAGAACCGCTGAGCCAGCCGCTGCATATTCTCGGTCATGCGTGTGACGGGGATGCCCCACGGGCCGAAAAGAGGTGGGAGAACGTAATTGGGGAAGATGGGGAACCGAGGCGCGGAAATATCACGGCGCTTTGGGTAGGGGTTGTCGCCATCTTGCAGGATCACCCCTTCGCACTCGACAAGCCAGCGGCCGTTGGGATATTTCAAACGAACTTCCGGGTCAATCAGAGATGTCGCGGGAACATCGTCTTTCTCGACCGTTTCGCGCGTATAGTCGCGGCAGAAGCAGTGTCGAACCAACACACGCCATTCAGAACTTTGGGTGCGGGCGTTCTGGCCGGAGACGTTGGGCATCGAAGACATCGGCCCCTGCGGCTGGGATATCCCGTAACCAGAGTCGCCGGAGAATGGCTGGAAGCCGCCGGACGTATGCCTTGGGGAAATCGCGCGCGAAGTCTCCGGCCATTTCAGCCGGACATCTTCGAGATTCATCCATGTGCCCCAGCCTGCGTAGCTGGGATTCCAGGTGTAGTCGGCTCCGGGATCGAAGAATACCAACCGAGGATCGATGCTGCGTGCCCACATTCCGCCGCGGGCGCGACTGAGGTCCGGGTCAAATCCGGCTACTATCCAGCCCGCGCCACAATAGCGCGCGGTCAAACCTGCCATCAGCAGATGCAGATTCATCTTCGAGATTTGCCACTGAGCCTGGAGGGAGACTTCACGGGCGAGGTCGCGCGCTGAGGCAGGATTGAGGGAGGAATCGGCCTGCTTGGCGCCGGAATAGGACGGGTCGCCCGCGCCGGCTGAAGGAAAGACATACATCCTCGGCGAAAGGTTCGAGACCTGGTTCGCCTCTTCAAGCATGATCCGCTGCAACATCGGGATTGAGAGGGATGGCCTATACACTGGGCCGGGGGTCATCGCATCCTGGAGGTTGTAGAGGTCTTCGGCATTCTTTGCAAACGATTCGCCAAGGGCTTTATTGCGGGCAGAATCTGAAGCCTCTACCCAATCTTGCACATGACGGCTCCTGGGGTCGATGGACTCCTGCTTCGCGGATTTCCTGTTCGCGCCAATGAAGACCAAATTTGACATCTAACCCTCAGCGTTGCTGCAATCTATCTTAGCATCATGCCCGCTTGCGTGCGCGTTTGGCCTGAGACTTTTTCACCGCGCTATCCGCTCCCCTGATCGCACGGGCATCATCGCCTGTTCGCTTGAGAATGGCGTTGGCCGTCTTGGCCCACTGCCTCTTACGCTTCGGCGACTTCGCCGCACGGTCATGTTTGGTGGCCTCGGCTGCGGTCCAGGGCATAAACTAGCCCCGCTTCTTGGCCGCGCGCTTGCCGGACTTCTTCTCGGCCACGCGGGTTGCTTTGCGAAGAAAGCTGGCCGGATGACTGCGACCTTCCATTTCAGGTGTCTCGTCCTTCTCTGGTGTGCAAATTTCCTTCTTCATCTACGACCTCCGATTCTGGGGCGACGGCGCCGGGCTGAGCCACGGCGGGGAGCGCGCGCTGCGTGGGCAGCCGCCGCATGGGCAGCGGGGGAGGAGGCCGAGCCTGACTCCCCCTCGGCGTCTGACATCACGCCTGATTGCCCATCTCGTTTAACTGATCTTTTCTTGAACGATTTACTGCCGCCGCTGATCGCCGTTCGGGCGTGGTCCAAAGCCTCGTCGGCAGAGGATGCTACGCGGCGGACGGTACGACTTGGCTCGTCCTTCTTGCTGCCGCGTTGCTGGTGGCGGACGACGAACCCGTTGTCAGCCGGCTCGATGGTCACTTCGGGAGGGGCAGAATCGTAATCATCCACGGCGACGGCTCGCTTTCTTCGCGGTCTTACGGCGCGAGGTCGAGACGCGGTGAGGCGTGGAAACCGGGGGGCCGCCGCCGGAGCGGCCAGGGGGGCGTGCGTCAGGATCGGTGTAATCCTTGCGTGGGTTCTCAGGGAGGGCTGAAGAAAACTCAGCAGGTGCGGTAGTCTGATACTTGGCGCGGGCAGTGGACATAAGGCGGGTGCCTCCGAAAACGGTGCTAGGGGAAGGATAGTTGAAAAAGAGATGGGGCGGGAAATTGAGACACAACACCAATGAAAAATTTGACTTCTGGCTAAGTTTGCAATAAACTTTGAGCATTATGCCAGAAGGCTTCCATCCACTAACCTACTTGTCAATTTGCTCTGGAATCGAAGCAGCTTCGGTTGCCTGGGGGCCGCTCGGCTGGCAACCTGTTGGCTTTGCCGAAATCGACAAATTTCCTTCCGCAGTCCTCGCTCATCATTACCCAGGAGTAAAGAACTATGGCGACTTCACGAAAATCACGCTCGACGATCTCCCCTGCCGCCCCGACATCCTCGTTGGCGGAACCCCCTGCCAGAGTTTCTCCGTCGCCGGTCTCCGAGCTGGACTGGCTGACCCTCGTGGCAACCTCACCCTTGAATTCGCTCGACTTGCTGAACGCTTACGGACCCGATGGCTGGTCTGGGAGAACGTCCCCGGTGTCCTGTCAATTGATGGAGGACGGACGTTTGGAGCCTTCATCGGGGCGTTGGGGGAAATCGGGTATGGGTTCGCCTATCGCGTTTGTGACGCTCAATACGCTGGAGTTCCACAGCGCCGCCGTCGCGTCTTCCTTGTCGGACATCTTGGAGACTGGCGCCGTGCCGCAGCGGTTCTATTTGAGCGCCAAAGCCTGTCGGGGGATACTCCGCCGAGCCGAGAAAAGAGGGAAAGCCCTACCTATGACCTTGCGCCTTGCATTGGAGCAAGTGGCCGAGGCTTCGACCGACCCGGCGACACCCGCGACCAGGACTGCCTTGTCCCCACCGGCTTCGGCGGCAACAACACTAGCGGACCTATTGACGTAGCCACGGCCTGCAACGCGCATGGCGGTCCAAACGGACGGCTGGACTTCGAGAGCGAGACTTTCGTCGCTTCGGGTAGAGGATACTGGAACGAAGCAGAAGAGGCACAGCCAATTGGGACGCCGCTGGTGCCGGTGGCCATGCTAAATATGCAGGGCAGCAAGGGCAACAGCGTCGCTCAGGAAGATGGGCCTAGCTTCACACTGAACGCGATGCACGGGCATGACGTTCACGCAATCGCTTTCTCCTGCAAAGACTCAGGCCTCGACTCCGGAGAAATTTCCCCGACCCTGCGCTCGATGAACTTCTCCGGCAGCCACGCAAATGCCGGCGGGCAGGTGGCAGTGGCATTCACGACAGAGCAAACACCAAAATTCAATGCCAATTGCGCGCTCACAATCGCCAAGCAATCCCCAACTGGAGGAGGGCAACCGCAGTGCGTGGCAATCGCCATTCAGGAGCGCGCCATCTGCGAGAATCCGCTGGCCGGTCCCGATGGCGTGGGAATCAGAACCGACGACCAGGCATACACAGTCGAAGCGCGACAGGTGCCGCAGGCAGTAGCCTTCAACCTCCGTGGGCGCGAAGGCGAATCACAACCAGCGCGGGTTGCATTGCTTGATACCTTGGATTATGATGGTTTCAATGAGCGCACACTTAAAACCGACTCCACTGAAATTCTGCGAATCCTGCGGAAAGAAGTTGGAGAGACGTCGTTCTCTGAATGGGGACTTGGAATGCTTAACCTCATTCGGCAAGAAGAAATACTGCAATCTGATATGTTTTGGAAAAGCGACCGAGGCCAAGCCGAAACTAACAAAAGTAGGCTGGATGGCCTCGCATCGCAGAGCGAGAAAAATTTGCCCTCCTGGACCTTGCGCGCGCTGTGGGTCTTCAGAAAATGTGGATGTTCACCACAAAGACGAAAACTGGCAGAACAACAATTCAGAGAACTTGGAACGACTTTGTCGAAGTTGCCACATGAAAGGACATCACAATTCACGTTTTTGTATAGTCTGTGGACAGCCTCAGAAGGGCTTGGGATACTGCGACAAGCACTATCAACGCTTCAAGAAGTGGGGCGATCCGTTGATCCTCAAGGACAATCAATTTGTCACTGCGAGGAAAGAAACAGAATCGAATCCACAAAGGACATGCGTAATCCAGAATTGCAACTTGAAGTACCATGCAAACGGCTACTGCAGCAAACACGCGATGCAGAAACGCCGAGGAAAACTTCTGTGATCGGAGGTCAGGGGTCAGCCATGCAAGTCCGTCGGCTGACCCCGCTTTAGCTTGAATGCTGCCGGTTACAAGGATTTCCAGACAACTACTTCAGCCAGATCCGAATCAACGGCAAGCCCCCGGCCGACGGCCCAGTTTATAAATCGTTAGGAAATTCGATGGCTGTTCCTTGCATGACCTGGATTGGAAAGAGGATTCAGTTAGTTGATCTCTTCAGCTAACTCTTCTTCCTCCTCGACTTTTTCCTCATCTTCCACAACTTCTTCCACAGGAGCTTCCAACCCGGCCACCTCCTCCGCGCTCATCCTGAGCCAGCGGCCCAGGATCGTCGCCGGGGTCTCAGTCGATTCCGCCTCGGTCTCCTTGGTGTACTGCTCCAGGTTGGTGATGATCGTGGTCGCATCCTTCAGATCGAGCGCGCCGCCCATGACCAGCGTGTCCAGGTTGGCCATCAGATCGTGACGGTAGCCGGCGTAGGCCGCCGTCTTGCTCTTCTTCCGATTGGTGTTGAATCGATCTCCGATCTCGCGGAAGAGAGAGGCGGCTGTGGCGCGTTCCGTGGGGGTGGGAACAATCACGCGAGGAGCTGCGGCGCCAGCGTCTTTAGGAATCAGCTTCGCTATGTCCTTGGGGAGTGCAGGACCGGCCTTAGCCGGCTTCTTCGCGGTTCCTCGACCAGCGCCTTTGGCCCCACTGGGGGATTGGCCGACACTGCCAGCCGCAGTGCGGGCGCCTTCGGCGCCCCATCCGCGAAGCCTCCCTCCGTCTGCGCTCTCTGCCGCGGCGACGGCTGGCCCGATGGCGCGGGAGTCTGCCCCGGCTTGCTGAATGGCAGCACGCCATCCCTCAAGGTCGTTTGAGCCCGGAGCAGGCGTTGGTTGGCCGACATCCCCGCTGCCCGCTGGTTGAACAGTTGATCCTGCCGCTCCGGGGTCAGAACGGTGTGGCGCGAGCGAAACGCGGCCTGGGGCAAAAGTTCGGGTTCCGGGGAAACCAGAGGTGGCTGCACGGTCTCCAGGGACGGCTCGGAAGGTGGCGAGGAGATTGCGCTGTCGGCCTGTGCCCCGCTCAACGCGGTCGTCGATGACAGATCCGCCGGCAAGGACGACTCTGCCAGGCTGAACATCTGACGCAAGAAAGCTGCGAAGGTCGTCGCCGAGTCCGGCGTCGGAAAGGTCAGGATTAACTTGCGGTCTTGTTGCTCGATCATTGGTCATCTCCACTCTCCTAGACCCATTCAAGGCGGTTTCGCTGCTGCTTTTTCTTACTGTAGATTTCCAGCTTCTTCAGGTGATCGTTCCCACTGGTCAGCAGCATCCCTGAACCCGTCACACTCGGATCTCGCAACCATTCAGGCATCTGACCGCGCACCGGAGAGAAACCGGCGTTTTCAATCTCCTCTTTGGTGAGCATGACATTACGGGGGGCGATGGATCGGCAAGGGGCCGGGTGATTTTGTTCTAAAGCGATCCAACCGAGAAATCCTGAGTTGTGAACCGCCACTCCCTGTGCCTGATAAGTATGATCCCCCTCAACGTCGAGATTAAACACCGGACCTGAGTAAGGAACCAGTTCCAGAGATTTGATCGGCGCCCAGAAGCCCTCGTCCGTCTCAACAACGTGCCGTTTGTGAAATTTCCGCTCTACAGAATGAAACTTCGATATGCCAACAAATCGCTCGATGAACTCGGCGGAGGCGCATAGAGTCCAAATGTCCTGGCTCTTCGGCTTGCTGATGGTGGCCCAGATTCCCTCATCGATCAATATCTGCCTGATCTGATGAATTAGTACACGCGAGGTACTACTCGCATGGATCGCGTTGCGTTGCCCCCTCGGTTGTGATCCATCGCCTGACATGAACGCTCCCGCCAGCGGTAACAGCCCGGAGCAATTGTAAACAGAGGGATGAATTTTCCGAACCTGTTGCAATCCTCCCGCGAGCTTCGTAAAGAAACCGTGCCAATAGCGCGAAGAGTAGACCACTCGAATTGCGTTCTTACCCGCTATCTCTTGAACACGTGGAGGCTTTTGGTTAGAGCGGCTAGGTGGATCGTATTTGAGCAACACTTCACATAGCCGTTTCGCCACATCTCGTTCTGCTGAACTTAGGCTGAACGCAACTCCACGGCCCATCTTCCCCTTGCGAGTACGCGGACAAGACGATCCCTCGGCTAAATACCAACCGAGAATCCACAACTGATCGCCGGGGAGTCTGGCCGACGGCAAGCTCTTCCGCTTTGGAAACAGGACCGAGTCCCCTAGACGCAAGTCTACGGCAGCTTTCCACGATGCGAACTCAACTTGATTCTTGGTGACTTTACGCGTGCCCTTCAGCCGGGTCCACTCGTACCGGCACACGTAGTAAGGATGGTTGCCCGTCGTTCGCACAGGTTCAGAATTTCCCATCACTCCGACGTGAACCATCTCCTCATTCACTTCACGAGACATGACACCTTGAACCTGATGAATTTCACCTGTGTGCGTCCGCACAAGATCACTCGAACGAATCTCGCTTATAGGTTTAAAACCGGCCTCAGTTTCCACTAACTCCTTTGGATTGAGGCACATCAAAACATCGTCGTGGCCAACCGAAACAGTCCACCGCCAGTTCATCTCCAGCTTGGCCTTCTTCATCTGATCGACGAAGATTTTGTCTTTGGTCACAACTCTTTTTTCATGCAACGCTGTGCGAAACAGCGAGAACATCATCTTGCGGTAGCGATCACTGGTCTCAAAGCCGTAAGCCTGGCCTTGTTTTGACCTGTCCTTACGATCATCGCGACCTTTCCAGAGATACTGATTGGGGTAATAGTAGGTGTCGCGCAAAGCCTTCATCGTCACGTATCCGATGTTGTTCAGCTCAACGTTCAGCATCGCACCGTTGAAATAATATCCGAGTGCGGCGGACACAGGGGCCAACTCTTCCGGAGAAACACGCGACACATACCTTGCCGCTAAGTCGCCAGTTTCAGCGTTCCAGACCACTATTGCCGCATAATCGCCGGGAGCCATCGTGGATTCTTCGCCGCGCGCTGAGTCCACGCCGGCGAAGTAATGATGACCTTTTTGTGGGGTCTCATAGACGACAAGCGGGCCATCTGTTCCTTTTTGAAGTTGGCCGTGTTTTTGATCGGCGGTCAGCACACACCGGCCCTGCCACGGGATTTTTACAATGGCATTCTGCGCGAATTGCATCTCCTCGATGGTGAAAGCCGGGTTGCCGGTAGCAACAAAGGCTTCTTCTGGAGTCGAGGGCATTTCCTCACGCCACTTCTCCAAGATTCCTTCGCACCGTGCCGAAAGAGTTTCACGGAACCAGGCAATGCGATCCTTACCGAGGTAAACTGTTTTTCCTGTCTTCCAATGCTTGATGCCGCTCATCAAAAACTTTTCATACTCGTCACGCGGGGCATCCTGAGCTAACTCAGCAGGAAGAATGTACGCAGGATCTTCCCACCACGGAAGAAAAATAGGAAGAAACTCGTTGTCGCCGGCCATCGCCGCTTCCCAGTATTGATAGTACGCCTCACCCGGCCCTTCCATTCCGTGAGCTGTAGTCTCCACTAAGCAGATGTTATTTTTATCCATACTCAACGTGTTCATCAGAGAAGTAAAAACCCCTTCCCTTTCGTAGAAAGCGGCCTCAGTCATGTGCAGAAACGAGGAAGTGAGCCCACGCTGGCCATGGACGGTAGCCGCTGTATGATGCTCAAAGGTTGAGTCGTGCCCATCGGAATGTGGCCATATTAAGACTGACTTGGTGGGCTTAGGCGCGCCAGGATAAAGATCACGGCAGTCTTTAAAGAAGCTACTGGCCATATCGAAATTGGCAGCGGCTACCTTAGCGTTTTGCGCAACACAACGCGCCATGGAGCCTGGGTGAGCGATACAGTGCGCTTGCCCCAAGCCCGTCGCAATCGTAGATATTCCTAAACGCCTTGCTTTGAGGAATATGATGTATAGTCGCCGACGACGCGCTAGATGCTCCTTAGCGAGTTGAAAAATTTCCTGCTGCTGCGGGCGAAGCGTAAATGGGATAAAAGCCCCGTCATCACGGTCACGAATTTTGAGCCGCCGGAAGAATTTCTCAACGTGATTTAAATCGAGGGGAATGAGAATGCTCCTTTACTGATTTGACTCAGGGTACTCTCCCGGCATAGCCAACTGCAACGAAACCGGCATCATTAGCCCGTGGTGGGGCTGGCCCAAAATCAAATCGGCTCCAGCGGCGACAAGTGCGCGCTCGGCGGGTGACAGCCTGTAGCGCGTGAATGACGCCGGTGAACCTGTCATGGGGGCGCCCCCGGTGAACCAGGTCCGCGCGACGATAATCGGCAAATACTGAGGCTGATCGAGCGCAATGACCTGCTCGACGGGAACTTCTGCGCTGGTGAGAACCGGAGAGACAGAATTCATCACTGCACCCTTTTCAACGCAGGCGCATTCAAATCCGTGATGATCCGGCTAACTCCCTCAGTTGTCTGATCGATCACCGACAGAGCCTCCAGCAAATCCTGCCGCGTCGCCTTCTCCAGCCCGCCGCGGACCAAAATGACCGGATTCGCGAAGGGAGAGAATCCGACGCCCTGCTGCGTCATTTCGAGGAAAGTTGACATATCACCTTCGTCCCTCACAATGATGAGATCATTGGGACCGAGGGAGAGCTTAGCGACGCGATCTTGCATGAGCGTCATACAAGCGGGAGGGGCGTACCGATCTGGATCACCGTTCATACTGTTTATCCTTTCTCAACCGGCACAGTAGAACTCGCCGTGAAGTTTGCGGGCTGCTTCGCAATACCGTTCGTGGGCTTCTTGCGCAGTGGCAAAGCAGCCCAAGTGTATGTACTTGCGGTTGAACTTTATTCGTGCGGTGTATCGGTTCCACCGCTTGTCAAGGTAGGCTCCCGTGAGACCAGTAGTGCTGTTTCTTTGGATGCCTCGGTTTCTTAAATTTTCAGCCTTAGTGGCCACTCGTAGATTGACGCTACGGTTGTCCAGTTTGTTTTTGTTGATGTGATCTGGCACAAGATCCGTACTGTAAAGGTCCATTCCCAGAATCACGCGAGCCATGTTTATGTGCTGCCGTGGCAACCCAGAACTCCTGGAAGGTGTCCTCTTGGCATAATACCCTCCTGATCTGGCATCTAATACCGCACACCAGTTATACTGCTCCAGCAACGGAACCCACTCTGGATCGACGATAGCCAGCAGTCCCTTGGTCAGAGGGATGTAACCGATGCCATCGGCAACCCACCCTTTGCGAACAGGAATCAGCTTCTTGAACGTGTGTAGGAGACTTAGCGGAAAACTCACAAAATGTCTCCCATTTCCTGGCCGTCAAACCGCTTCTTTTCGCGCTGTTCAGGTGGAAGCATCCTTTCACGATTACGCTCACGAATGCAGAGTGGGCCGCAAAAGCGATACGGAACAGGCACGCCCGTCTCGGCGTCCATGTCACTGCCCTGCATCAACCACGCTGATTTGTGACACTCTTCCAATGTCTTTCCACAGCCGGTGCAGCGCTCCGTGTTCTGCTCGTCCATCCGGCCCTGCAACGTCTCGGCCGCCAGATTGCACTGGTGGCGCATCCGGGCCAACGTCTCCAGGCCGGTCTGGACGGGAATCGACTTGAAATGCTGCCTGACTTCCAGCTCCGTCGCCGTGAGCGACAGCCATGTCGCCGCGGCGGAAAACCGCTGGGCCGCGTAGTGATTGCGCGGGGAGTTGGCCGGGAGGGAAAGATCGGGCGGAGCAGCAGATTCTTCGGCTGCCTTGGCCTCAGCGTACTGGGCGAGAAGAGGGGATGCGTGCTGCTGGCGGGCCGGAACGGCACCCAGCCCTTGCGTGGGCTGGCCTGTGGTGACTGCTGCGAGTCGTGACATTGTTGGTCCTTTCAGGGTTGATGGCTAGAGTTCTGCAATTTTGGTTACGTCCGGCACACCTTTTGACAATGCCGCTATCGCGTCGTCAACATGGAGGCATTCCCCAAGGTTTACATACAAAGGCAACGGATCTTCCACAATGAATTTTGCGTGGCCATGCAGGCTATCTTCAGTGACATCGAATATAGGGGCTAGTCTTGCGCCTCTATACGGTGGCAACCAAATTACCCTGTCGCCGTTCTTTGCTTCGCGTCCATTTTTATAAGTCATACTCAAATCACCTCATCCTCAATTCCACCAGCCCTGGGCACCCGCCCAGGCCCGGTTTATGTTCCAGACCAGCAAACCACTTGCCGCTGCGTTCGCAAGAACCGCTTGGATGGCTCAATGCTTTTCCACCCTCCCACGGACCAGGCGGGCAGTCCTTTAGCTCAATGAGTGACCCGCAGATTTCACAATTGCGGTCATAGATTTTGTGTAACTCGGCCCAACTTATTTTTGGTTTCATACTCGCTTCTCCTTAGCACTTTTCTTCTTCACGTTGTTTGTGACTTGTCATCATCACACAAGTATTGCCATTCACGACCTAACCAATGCCATACTGAACCATCTTCAGCCAGGGGCTATTAGAGCATCGCGACGTAGCGCGACAGAAGGCACAACTCCGGATTCTGGCGCGGTTGCGTTTGAGTAACCAAACGACACCAGTTGAACAAATTTTGGATGCTTCATCTCAATACGTCTCCTGTTCGCACTGCGTATTGCTTGCCGGGTATCGTGATTTCTGAGCTACACCCACAGCGGTTCGGTGGGTGGCAGTGCGGGCCACTTGCTGCAACCTCCGGGCTAACCCGGTACTCTTAAGCCCTTTCACGAATTATCTCCCGGAACCATCGGTCCCCGGCAAACTTCGATCTCAGTACGTCTCCTTCTCTCGTTGCGCCGAATCAGTTCTTCAGGAAATTGGGCCAAAGCTACCATGTATGCGCCCACTAACATACAGTTCGCTTGGGCGCTTACCGGGTATCGCGCGCACGTGTAATTTATTCAACAACCGACCTTGCTTGGCTAGATTACCCCTAACGTATCGCTGGTACTCTGGATCAGTCACCACACGAATGGATTGCTCACGATTTGTATCCCAACACACACGGCACCCATAGACATTAACGTGACCCTCGTTCCCCAAGAACATCATTTCTCTGGGGGAGTCAATCGGATGCTTATCGCTAGTGCAATCGGGCGCTTTTGATTGCGAATCACCGGATAACTTCTGGGCACCAGCAAATCCGCTTGCTGAACCGGCTAGGCTGACAATTCCTGTTGCCATCAACTGCGAAAACAAACGCCTGCTCATGTTTGCCATATCAATACGTCTCCTTCTCTCGTTGCGCTGACTCTTCCGGCGACAGCGGATTTCTGGGGTCGCCGTAGAGATGCAGCATCGTTTCCGATCCACGGGCCACACGGCGCCAGTACGCTTCCTCGGTTCGGAACTCTTCCCGGCTGGCGATGTGGTCGTCCATCTGCGGGCAAAGTTTGCCGCCGACCGCCATCTGTATCTGAACCGCGCCGTTGCCTAGTTGGCGGTACTCGACCAATTCGTACTTGCCGTCCTTCGTGCGGTTATGCTCCGAGTCCCAGTCAAACGCTTGGACCGCCTCGCGAACCCGCCGAGCGTCCAAGCTCATCTCCCGCATCCGGTCGATCTCGTACGGCGAACGCCGACGGCGCTGCATTGGCCCTTGCAATAGTTGTCCCGGAGCGAGCGATTTCCGAACCTCCCGCTTGTATAACTGCTCGGTCATCACCCGGATTGAGAGCTTGTGATTCACGTCGCGGCAAGCCTGGCAGCCGAAGACGTGCGCATGGTCCTTTGTCTGGAGAAAGATCATGCGCGTCGGCATACCACGGGGGTGCTGCGGGTTCGTGCAGTGGGGGAGAGCGGATTCGGAGACGGTGGACATGGGGGAGATCATCCTCTTATTCGTTCGCAACTAAGAATACCACAATCTGGACAGACGCATTCCGCCCAAGCAATCAGAAAACACACCCATGAGCATAGACACGCAGCACATCTGCTATATCGCCACCATCGCATCTACCTCTGCCTGTGAAGGTGCCAGCTCGTTTCCCACCAGGCCGTTCAGCATTTGCCGCCAACCCGCTAAAGGCATCACCTGCCGCCTGACCTCTTCTGGCATCCGATCCAACTGCTCGCGCGCAATCCCGGTCAAATTCCATTCGATGCCATGGACGTTGCAGTATGGCGAAAAGTCCTTGGCGTAGCCTGTGCATACTGGGCCAACAAAAACGCCATCCGATTTCACGAACCCTGCATGACCGCGGAACTGGCACAGCAGGTCTCGCGGCGCGGGCTGAAACTCGTAACTGGTCCAATCTTCGCCGTTCATCGCTTACATCACCTTCAGCGCGCGGTCCCAGGTCTTGACCTGGCCTTCACCGTGGCAAACCGGGCAAGCCCCGGAGAATCCGCTTTCGCCGGCAATCTGTCCACCGCCGCCGCAACGTCCGCAAGGCCGGCCTGTAGTGGCAAGCTTCCTGGGTTCACGCTTGCGTGGAGCGGGCTTGGCTTCAGCAGGCTCATCAGCAGGCTCCTGTCCAGCCTGTACCGCCTGCTGCGCCTGAAATCGGCGGTCCTCAGTAACTTTGGCCGCGTCCTGCTCAGCTTGGGCTGCCTCGGCGAGAAGCTGAGCCATCTCAGCCTCAGCCAACTCCGGCGCGGGCGGCGCGGCAGCATCCTGGAAGATTTGCGGCTTGCGCCGAGTTGCGGGAATCTTGATCGGATCACTGGGACCGGGGGTTGGCACCGGAGATTCTCCCATCGCCTGTTCACCTGTGAGGCCCGCTTCGAGATCGGAAGCGAACTGGTCTTGGATGTCAGGGGCAGACGGTAGCGCAGGCCGTCTGGCCTCTGCGGCCTGTTGCTGTGATGCCGCTTGTCGCTCGCCAGCCAAACCCGATGGCTCCGGCACCCGTCCGAAGCCGTCCGCAGCGCGCTTCATCACTGTCATCGAGCCATCGCAGATGATCGTGACTTTGCGCGCGGCAGAGGCGAGGGGAAGAATGGCCTGGGCCATGGCCTTGCCAATCGGCCCAACCGAGTTGATGATGAAGTCACCGTCATCGAGGACGACGGATATTGCCGGTTTTACGGATTCAATTTCTTGGTTCATTGTGGTCCCTTCTTCAAATACTCCTGCAACCTTGCGTCCACTTCCGCGTCCGAAGTGCCATCCAACTCGAATCCGGGCGCCTGCTCGCCGGCCGGGCCGAAGTTGATGCGTTCGGCCATCTCGAAGGCTCCGGCATCGCGTTTGAGATCAAGCATCTCGCCGGCGAGTTTGCGGCCGTCCTCTGCCACATCCAGAATTTGAAATTCGCCGACGCCGTCGATTGACCCCCACTGGGCATCGGCTTCGGCCTTGTCCATCCCTTTCCGCTGGCCAACCGCGAACGCACCGGGCTTGCCGTCGCGCCCGGCACCGGCAAAGAAGACGCGGTTGACCTGCTTGCCGTCGGCACTGTGGTAAGTCGCGTTGCCAAGATCGTCCATGCGAGTTTCGAGAGGGTGGCCCTCAGCGTCAACAGGAGAAGGCAGACCTTCGCGCCGGCGCAAAGAGAGCAGAGCGTTCAGCCGGTATTCCTTGCGGAGATCGAAGAAATCACCGACGCGCTGAACCTGGCGCTGCGGAGAAAAGTCGTTTTCAAACATTGGAAACCTCCTCGGCGCTGGCCTGACGCCTCATTGCCATGCTCATCGCCACACCACGCTGCTTGGCCTGCGCCTCCAGTTCATCCATCTCCGGCGCGTTTGGCTTGCTCACCCCCGGATCGTGAATAGTCAGCGGGCGCTTAGGATCATCGTTCCAAAAAAGCATTTCATCTTCAAAGACGGCGATGCCGTTGGCGCGGTATGAGTCCCACGGTTGGCCACGCAGCGGGTCCGAATAAGTGAGGTTGCCCTGGAGAACCTCTCCCATCCACAAATCATCCCACAGATGATCGGGACGTGAGTAAGTCAGTCCAAAACCGACATCAATCTTCTCCGGCCAGTCTTCAAAATAGTGCTCGTTCCACTCATCCGCGACCAGCATCTCCATCGCCTTACGTGAAAGCCACACACCACATCCCCCGTGGGCGAAATTCAGGTACTTGAATGGGATCGGGAAAGTGCCGCCGAGTTTGAACTTACAGGGAAACGCTCCAGCGTAATCGAAGGCTTCAAGACCGGCCTTGATGATGCGATCCGGGTAAACCCACGTATCGTCTGTACAGCGTAGGCAGTAATCGAACCCATTCTCCAATGCGTAGCGAAAAAGGGCTTGATCTTTCAAATGCAAAAACTTCTTGGCGTCGGACCCTGGCGCATGAAGGATTTCATCATCAGGTATTCCGCAGCGATCTCGATCTCCTGGATGTGGCTCGTCGCCAAAAACAAACTTGTAAGGGAGGGGAGAGTTCTTGAGGCACTGGTCCCGCAGGATTTGGCGACGATGCCAGCGGGACGGGTGATATGCCGAGAGAAAACCAAGAAGAATTTTTGAGTCAGCCATTTTTAGCCTCCGATAGAAGATTTTCTAAAGCAACAGAATCAGATTCGCACCCCGCGGTGAAATCCCGCTAACCGCCCGTAAACGAATTCGTAGTCCACACCTCTGCACTTTATCCCGGACGGGCAACGGTCGTAGCTGTTCCTATCAAGCAATGACAACCCTTCGTCGATGCACCGCTGGCCTAGACCGCTTCCTGGGTACGGCGCGAACGCGGCGAACGAAGGCATCTCCGCGTTGATCTCTTGAGCCATGCGAATAGTGGCATCCGTGTCCTCATGAGTTTCCCACGGAGTCCCCAGCATGTAGTTCCCGTAAAGTTTCCCGCCCAGACTATGCACAATCCGCGCGGCCTCCAGATTCTGCTCAACCGTCGTTCCCTTCTTCATAAGATCCAGAATACGCTGACTGCCGGACTCAAACCCAACGGAGATTAGCTCCCACCCAACGCCAATCAGACCTTTCACGAGGTCAGGATCACGGCAGATACCGTCGGCCCGGCCCGCGGCCCAGAATGGCAGCCCAACCTGGGGATATTTCTCAATAAACTCTTCGATCCACTTTCTTTGGAGCAAAAAAGTGTCGTCGTGGATCATGATGCAGTCGGGCTGATACTTCTCCTTGAGCATGAGCATTTCCGCGATCATGCTGTCCACTGAGCGCCGACGAAGTTTCAGACCAAAATGATTGCGTTCGATAGGTTGGCAAAAAAGGCACCCATACGGGCAACCCCTTGCAGCCATTACACTTACCATCTTCGCGCGCCGCTGCCCTGGCACTGGATACCACCAGCCCTCGACTGGCTCAGTGGGGTCACGGAACATCGAGCGGTCCATCCACGGGAGCGCATCGAGATCAGCGGGCTTCTCGCCCCAGAACTCGCAGGGGAACGAGTCCGGGTCAGCGAGGAACTTGGCAAAAGTAATCTCACTCTCGCCGTGCATCACCCAGTCGATCTTGGGGTTTTCGAGGAGTTGCTCAGGAGCAGCGGTTACGTGGTATCCCCCAACCAGCACTCGCGATCCCTGCTCCTTGGCGATGTCCGCGATCTTCATCCCCAGCGCGTAATAGGAGGACTTCAGTCCGAAGCAGACAAGATCATACCCGCGCAAGCGATGCCGCAGATCTTCATCGTCGCGGAGGGATTTCATATCAATGAAGTCCAGGTCGGCTCCAGCCGCCTTGGCAGCCGTGTAGGTCATTCCCGCCCCATGATCGATCCACGCGTCAAGTCCCTGTCCTTGATACGGGTAGAGTGCCAGCATCACCGCCTTGGCCTTCTTCCGTAAAGTCCACGTACCGGGAGTGTAGTCCCGCCACTTCTCGTCGAGATACGCCTTGTTTCGGCTCAGCAGTCCGCCCACGTCCAAATTCTCTGACTGCTCGACGACCGCGAAAGTGCTGCGACCCCGGTGATAGATACACGTGTCGAGGGCGAGTGCGACCGAGTAGCCACTAGCTATAGCTGATCGGTTGTAGTCCACGTCATCCCACATCCCCATGTCGAACCTGGTGTCAAGATAGCCGACACGGCTGATAGTCTCGCGTTTCAGGAGAGCGCAGAGGAAGGCCACAAACTCTGTTGGGTGAGACTGGCCGGAGTAGCGCGCTTCCAGTTCCGCACTCAGCCGATCCAGGGTCCACTGGCGGGCCTCTTCAGGAAGAAGCCCGGAGTGCAGGTTCAGATTATGAGGCGAGTCGCAGAATCCAGGGCGGTCGTAGGCCGTCATCGGGCCTACGATGCCGAGGCTGGGGGAAGAAGGGGAATAGAGGACGGCGGTCAGCTTTTCCAACCAACGGGGGGTGACCACAGTGTCATTGTTCAGGAAGCAGACCGACGGGGCATCCGAAAGCCGCAATCCTTCATTCACCGCGCCAACGAAGCCGAGGTTCGTGGGTAGATAGACGCATATCCGGTCCACACCATCGAGTTCGACGGACGCGGCAGTCATGTCCTCGGCGGCGGGGGAAGCCGCTGAGCCGTTGTCCACCCAGATCACACGAAAGGTTCCCGGCGCAGTGTTGGCTTTGATCGACCGAAAGCACGCCGCGGTCAGGGCCACATTGTTGTAAGTCGGGATGATGATGTCAGTAAAGTGAGCGGGACGCACGGCGGCCTGGCGGACTGTCCGGTTGGCCGGTTCTCCGATCACAACTGCTTCGCCCTCCATAACCGTGAGCTGCGCGCGCCGGCCAGCCAACGTGTAATCGATGAAGAAATGCTTCTGCACACCGGGATGGGGATCGGTACGAAAAGTCTGATTGGTCACCTGAAGAGAAAGAGACGCAGAGCCTGATACCGCGGCCAACTCACGAACCAGCGCAGTCACGTCAAGAATCGTGGCAGAGGTAAAGTACCGCGCGGCGTGGATGGCGAGGGTCATTGTCAATTCCCTTTGGGATTTATATACTTGACTTCCGTTTTTCGATTTCATACGAAAGCCTCACAGCTTTCGCTGCATCCGGCGTCTTCATCTTCGTCGGGAAGGGGTGGAAGGGTCATGAGTTTGGACATCTCCACAATATCGGAGGCCGACCTATGACCACGGAAAAAGGTGCGAGGGGTACCGTCTTCATTATGTCCGGCCAGCCCATATTGATGCTCCATTTGGCCCCACCAATCAAAGGAGTTGGGGTTTTCCTGCGCGATCCTAACAAGTTTTGGAATGTGTTTTTTGTGGCAGCAGTCGCAGTTCCCCTGATGGTCCTTCAAACCCAGGTCGAACCTTTGATCTTTCCACCAATCTAATATTTCCGGTTTGGTCGTGGGCCAATTCTCTGCCAAAGGTCGAATGACCCCTTCCTTCGGTTTGAGGCGCTTTGGCTCATCAATGCGAATTCCTTGGGCGGTCAGATACCCTTTCCAGCCGATGCTCTGCATATAGCTACGAATAGCATTGGCTTTGAGTTCGCGGGTACAGTGCAAGTAATTCATATTCGGAATACCGTAGACTTTGATAACGTCTTCAAACGGCTCTCCGTTTCGGGATGCAGTGGAAAAATCCACAATGCGATGAGTCGAAGCAATTCCTCGTTCGGCGTGAGCCACAGCCTCAACCCATACAACTCCCAGACCCCATTCATCGCTGCACCGTTGCACGAAAACAAGCGTCTCTTCTCGTTCTTTACCTGTGTTGGCGAAGACAAAAGCAAGTTCGTGGGTAGAGGCCCATTCATTCTTAATACGCCACGCCATGTAAGCGGAGGATCGACCCCCCGAAAAGCTAACGAGAAGTTTTTGCATTTTTGTCCGCTTTCCGTTTTCTCTTCTTCGCTGCCTTTGACTTCGGTGTTGGCCTGTACGCCAACACTACATCGGTTATCACGTCCAACACTTGCGGAGTTTCTTTCATGCTGTAAGCCTTTCGTAAGTCAGACGTTGTCCGTCAACTGCGCGGATGAACGAGTCCAGACGGTCAAAAGTGTGATTAGCCACGTTGCCCGCGTTAAGCCGGAAGGTGACTTCATTGACGTACCGAGCAACATGCTTGGCGCTGATGTGATGCCAAGTACCGTAGACGCCACGCTTGAGCAATGCCCACACGGACTCAATAGAGTTCGTGTTCACATCGCCCCGGCTGTACTCGCCAGCGCTATGATTGACCGTCGCGTGAGAGTAGAACAAGCCGTCCATGCCCTGATAGCCGCTGGCCTCATCCGTCATAACTTGAGAGCCAATCTCTACGTTATTCAGGATCGCGCCTTGCAGATTTTCTTTGTCAGTGTTCTCAACTGGAAAGGCAATCGTCCTTCCTCCCCGTTCCCTGAGACCGATTATGGCAGTCTTGCCCACCGATCCGCGACCGGCCCGGAGTTTTTTGGACTCATGTTTATTGGCTTCCTTGCCGCCAACAAAGCACTCATCAACTTCGATCAAGCCAAACAGCTTGTCTATTTTCCCGCTGCAAGCCTCACGAAGCCGCTGCAACATGAACCGCGCGGTTTTCTGAGTCACGCCGATCTCTTTGGAAAGTTGCATCGAACTGATACCTTTCCGCGCAGTAACCCCAAGGTACATGGCGTAAATCCACTTATGGAGCGGCACATGCGACCGCTCAAAGATCGTGCCAGTACGAACCGTGAAAGTGGTCTCGCAACGGTTGCAACGGTAAAAATCACCCTTGCGATTGGTAATGCGCTCACGGCCCGCGCATGTCGGACAGGTAACGCCATTAAGCCAAAGTCTCGACTCCAGATAGAGCCTTGCGGTTTCCGCGTCAGGAATCAGGGCAAACAACTCGAACGTGCTGATTGTACTCTTGCTCATAACTTAAAGATACTTGAGTTCCTTACGGAAGTCAAGTGTATAATTCCCTTCCCTTTCCCTTTCCCTTTCCTAGTTATGAACCACAAGAACTTCATCTACCTTGCCGTACCTCGCTCCGGCAGCCACCACACGCTCAATGAACTGGCCGTCAGCCGCCGAAGCGCCGCCATCCACGTTCTCGATCACGAATCCACCGACTCGATTGAACCATTCCCGTCGAACGCTGAACCCTGTCTTGTCGATTTCGCAACAACGCGGTTGCTGGCTTAGAACGCGATGTGACTGCGCAGAGCCAAGCACTATATCGCAATAGACCAGGTCAAGATCGGCGGCGCGCCGGAGCATCCGTTCAAGATACCAAGGGCAAACATATCCGTCGTCGGAGGGAAACGCCAGCCATTCACCCTCAGCTTCCTGCGCGCCAACATTCGCCGAGATGTAGCAGTTTTTTGCTTGATCCCCGGTGTAGGTATATTGTATTCGCGGATCACCTACCCACTCAACCGCATCCCGATTCAGATCACGGTAGGTTGAATCCATAGCGTTGTCCGTCACAATAGCCGACCAGTCAACACGACTCTGACAAACAAGCGAAAGCAAGCATAGCTTCAGTTCGACCGGACGATTGAAGGCCGAGACGACGAAGGTACAGACGGGAGTGGGCGAAGGCAATGTCATCGAAGTGTATTCTCTCCCGCTTCATCATCATCATCAACTCTCGCCAACTGAATGCCATCCAGAGATTTCAGCCACGCCAACAGTTCTGAGCGAAACCAATCACAGACCTCCAGATCGCGACAAAGAACTGTTGCGCTCTCTCCAAGTAACCATCGGTAGGCTGGCTTAGGCTTGGTTGTCGTACCAGGGCCGTAGCAGCCCAGCATCAACCGGAGTCTCACGGCGCCCATCTCAGCGTGGCAAGCCTCAAAGACCTTGACGTTCTCCGGCTCGTCGATTAGACCTGCGGCCTTGACCTCGACACGGATGCTATCTTCGTTCCACTGCGTTTTGGGGAGACGGGGTCTTGGGCTCAATGTGCTTCCTGCTTTCCTATTCGCCGAGCCAGAACTTCCCGGCGCAACTTGTTCGCGTACTTGACCAGTTCGTCTTTGGGAAGAGTTGGGCCGTGCTTGAGCCGGCGAAGTATCTCCTGGCGCTCGGTGGGGGTGAGAATCACTTGCCCACCTTCCGCGTCAACGCCCGGATTTCTTTCCTCAGCGCGGCGATTTCCTGCTTCATCTCAGCCTCGGCTGATTCGCTGGCCGCTTGGTACGTGCGGCAAGGCCGAATAAATTCAACAATGCACTCCGCCGGGACGTGGACGCTCCAGCCGGTATTGCGTGTGCCGTCCGGGTTAGACCCATAGAGCATAGCCCCGTGGGAGCCAGCGTTGTCCCACGCGATTTTATTGAGCGAATTGTACTGCACCGAAAAACCACTTGGAAATCTGACCGTGATCATACTAACCACCTCCGTCCGGCGCGCTGCTCGACCTCCGCGCGCTGCTGTTGGGTCGCCTGGCGGTCGCCGGTCTTCACGAGCCGGCCTGACTTGTGCGCCTTGATGATCGACCCGAATGCGTGGCCAATGCTGTAGTCGTAGATCGGGCCGGGATTGAAAACGGTGCGGGCTTCCAGCTCGCTCACCGGCCAGAACTCCCACTCAGCGCCGGTACTGCGGTAACGGACGTGGAGAGTGGGACCAGCGGGGCGGGAGATGCGGCCGGAGGCCTCGTCCCGGAGTTCCTCGGCGGCAGGGTTCCATTCGAGCCAGGAGAAGACCTTGGAGGGGGAGGGGTCGAGACGGAGGACTTGGGGGCCGTTGGTGGGGGAGGGAGAAGTCATTACGAAAAGGAGAATAGCACGTTGGTTGCAATCTTTGCAAGAGAAAAATTCA